AACCACAACGGGCGTTCCAACCACAAGCGGTCCAACTACCACCAGCGGACCAACCACAACGGGCGTTCCAACCACAAGCGGTCCAACTACCACCAGCGGACCAACCACAAGCGGTCCAACTACCACCAGCGGTCCAACCACAACGGGCGTTCCAACCACAAGCGGTCCAACTACCACCAGCGGTCCAACTACCACCAGCGGTCCAACCACAACGGGCGTTCCAACCACAAGCGGTCCAACTACCACCAGCGGACCAACCACAACGGGCGTTCCAACCACAAGCGGTCCAACTACCACCAGCGGTCCAACTACCACCAGCGGTCCAACCACAACGGGCGTTCCAACCACAAGCGGTCCAACCACTACGGGTGGTCCCACCACAACACTAGACCCGAGAAGCGCCTGTTGTTATTTCAGCGTTAATCTAGGTACAGGACAAAGAACATTTATCGACTGCATAAACAATATAACAGAGCAGCAGTGCTATTCTCCGTTCCCAGATACCATAGAAACCAATTACATTAGAGGTGTTTCTTGTTCACAGTCTAATTGCAGCCAAGCTACCACCACGGTTGGCCCAACCACAACTATAGATCCACCAGCTTGGTACTGCGTTAAATTAATAGAAACAACAAGCCAGCCCACAAGCGGACCAACAAGCCAGCCCACAAGCGGACCAACAAGCCAGCCCACAAGCGGACCAACAAGCCAGCCCACAAGCGGACCAACAAGCCAGCCCACAAGCAGTCCAACCACAACTAGTGGCCCAGCAACCACAGCAACGCCAACAACCACAACCACAGCAACGCCAACAACCACAACCACAGCAACGCCAACAACCACAGTAGCCCCGACCACCACTGTTCGTCCAACAACTACAACAACGATAGCACCAACTACAATTCCCCCAACAACCACCCCAAGTCCCACTCCTCAAAATCTAGTTTGGTCAACATCAAATCTTATCCCCAGCGGAGCAGCCTATCCAACACAAGCCAAATTGACATTTAATTATCCTGTAAATCAGTCATATGCGTACAGCGGACCTCCAGACGTTGACATACAATACTACTATACTCCAGCTGTCGGAGAACAACCAAAACCCGGAGCTGTTGCTCTTGCATGGACAAGCCTGAATAATTTAGGTGGAATTATCCTTTATAGAGAGACTGATTTCAGTACAACATCGAATTGTTCTGGCGGGTACACTCTTTGTGTCACTCCAGGATCTCAAGGAACCATCTTTTTAGTAGGACTAACAGAATATATAGGATTTGGTAGTTTCAGTTTTAGAATCAGCGTTAACCGCATCGGAAATGGATATAGCCCATATTCAGCGGTAGCAATGCCTGGACAACTATTCTTATCCCGTCCAACAACAACAACCCCCGCACCCCCACCTGCCCCGGCATTCAATACCGGCTCTTTTAGTCTCATTGCTAATACAACTATCAGAAACCAACTAACTCAAGCCGCAAACAGATGGATGCAGAACTTGCGTGTTTCTGGTGCAAATACAAACTATATTAGAAATTTTAGACCAGACTGGAATGGTATAGAATTAGTAGACTTTCAAGCGGTCAATAATCCCACAGACAACTGGATAGCTTCTTGTGCTGTTGTTAGCGAAACAGGTCCTATCGGAAATAATCCAATAAAAAGAACCTCTGTGGAGTTTGATATATGGATAAATACGGCATTCTGGAATAATTATAATAATGCTCAAAAAATAGTAATTCTTGTTCATGAACTAGGACATGCCATAGGCATAGGTACATTATGGACAAATATAGAGGTTAGTGAAAATGGGTTAATAGATAATCAATTCTTACTTAGAGAAACCCAGCCAAACACATACAATCTCTATGAAAAAGCAGTCAGAAAATATTGTCAATGTGCATTTCCCAACGTTAATCTAAACATGGAGCCTTGGCCAAGAACAAAAATACCTTTAGAAAATACAGGAGGAGCTGGAACCCCATCAGGACACTGGGAAGACCTATTTAGGCCAGCCTCAACAGCACCATTTGGAGACCGCGATTCTTATCCAGGATTATCTAACGATATTATGGTTGGTTATTTTGACACCGCAATAAATTATATAATATCATCAATAACAATTCAGAATTTAGTAGATATGGGGTATGAAGCTATAAACCCAGAAGGCGAGGGTTGTCCAACCTTTGCTAGAGGAGCACAGTTTTCTGTATCCAATATAGAAGACTCATCAAAAATAAAACTTAATTGCTCTAGACCAAACCACAGGCCTACAAAAATAATTACATTAGGACCAGAATCATGAGTTGCCAAAACTGTATATATTCATCTGTTTCTTCTATAGATCAATCAATATATGATATTATTGGTGGACCATATTTAACTCAAGAAGAATGTATAGGAGTTACAACAACAACAACAACAACAACAACTTTTGGCCCAACCACCACTTTTGGCCCAACCACCACACCATTTAATATTGCATGGAAGTGTGACACTGATTTTTTTGGAGAAACAAGATGTATTCTGGCCGATGATGGTACATATGAAAACTATGATGATTGTTGTAGAGACTGTGGTTGTTCTAGCTCATCTGGAAGTGGTTCTAGCAGCTCGTCAAATAGCGGATCTGGATCAGGAAGTATTGGCAAATCCGGGGACGGCGAAGGTAAGTCCGGAAGCGGAAGCAGTTCTGGATCGGGTAGTGGCCCCAGTAAAAGCTCATCTGGCTCAGGAAGCGGCTCTGGAAGCGGCTTTCCTCCAGAAGAAGAGGACCCGTGGCCGGGCGCTGGTTGGGGAGGCGAAATAACACCACCTGGCTATGAAGACCCACCCGGAGATGGCGATGGTGGCGGAGGCCCAGGCGGTGGTGGAGGCGGAATTGGTGGCGGCGGCGGCGTACCACTACCCAAACCACAGATACCTCCACCCCCACCACCCGGAGACTCATGGACTAAAGATTGCAAACTAGCTGGTGTTGCTATAGGTCCAGGCACACAATATCCCTGGGAAGCCTTCGCAGTCGATGGTCGTATCTGGCCTGGAGCCTATAATGCTTGCAAGAGGGGTTTGTTATGCTCGGATTGTAGAGGAGCCGTAGTTAGAGTCACAAACTATAACGGAGACGGTACCATAGCCGGGTACGGCGGCTGGAAATGCTGCTGTGGACCACACGCAACCGCAGGCATTAATGAAAAGCCGTGCTGCAACACAGACTCTGACTGCCCGAACAATAAAGAATGCTGTGAACCATACGAAAACGACGACAGAGGCATATGCTTAGTTGATTGCCCCTCCAAAGTATGTGATATTGTTAACCCCCAAAGTATAGGCTCACCGGAACAAGTGTCTATTCAATCATCCACCTATCAGGTTGCTCCCACGCTAGACATATACAGTGGGGCAGAATATATAGAATCTCAGCAGCAAATCAGATACACAATTAGTTTAATAACACATATACCAAACTCTTTTAGCAACATACCAGAAATTATTGCTGGTTTCAGACCCTCAAATCAAGGGGAGTGTTGCTCAGAAGCAGAATTTTTTGTCGAACAACGATGTTCGTACATAAACTTCGTGGTGGTATCAACTAGAGATGAATATGTTTCTATCGATGCAGAAGAGCCAGCATGCTCTTAAAAAGAAAATAGATACATATTATTATAATCGTAAAATAGTGTTTTAGCTATAGTTCTAACACCCTTACCCATAAGTCGTAGATCTTGACTAAGCTGCTGGCCTCTCCTATTATATTTTGAAAACGGAGAGACTTATGAAAAAAACGGCCTCTATACCACAGCACACATTTTCAACTATAAAAGATGATATTTTTTTATCGTTAGACCGTTTAATATTATCTAGCTCTCACAGCACTACTATTATTGTTCCACACGTATGCAATAATGTTGATGTTTTTGGTGGTGGTTTTACAGCAGGAATAGTACAGCATTATCCCATCGTTAGAGATAACTATCATATGCTAGGACCATCCTTTTTAAAGAAAAACCTCGGATACTCACAGTTTATACTTGCAAGAGAACATAAAAAGAATAATAATCAAATTATTTTTGCCAATATGATATCTCAAAATGGAACAATATCTCCAAGAAATAAAAGGCCGTTAAACTATTTGGCCTTATGCAGATCCATGCTATCAGTATCCAAATATATTAAAGAAAAAATAAATACCGATCAGTCAGTACAAATACATGCTCCAAAGTTTGGTAGCGGTCTTGCTGGTGGTAACTGGGGTTTTATTAGCGATCTAATAGATGATATCTGGAGTGATTTCCAAGTATTCATCTACGACATAAACAAAAAGACTTGACACCAAAAGATCCATACGCTACACTAATGCAAGACTTTTGGAGCAAGAGATGAACAATCAACAATGCAAAGAATTTTTGGTATGGCTAATTAATAGGCTAGAACGCAAGTATGGTGAAACCCCCGAAGTTCTAGAAAAAATTAATCACCTAATATCACACAAAAAAATTATTGATGAACGAATTAGTGTTAATTTTATTAATGGTCTTTGTAATAAATATTATCCAGGATTTTCTTTTGAAAAGACCGAAGACCTCTCATTAGGCTACACAAATCATGAAAAGAAAGAAATTTATTCTTTAGTTTCGTCCATTATTATAGATACCATAAACCAACAACAATAAAGCAAAGGAGCATGAATGTCAACTACCCTAAACCTTCTACTAAACAACTACACAGTATCAGTAACCACAGTATCAGAATCTTCTGCGGAGAGTGTTAACCAACTACTAGGTAGCCTACAAAATCTGACCAATCCAAGAGAGATTGTTTCAATTATAGAATCAACAGCTGGAGTAGAACAAACAGTAGTTAAGAACCCACAAACAGAAGAAATTGTTCTTTCGTCCGGACTACTATCTCCAGAAGAGTGAAGAATGTTTTATATACTATTGATTGCTATGATAGTTGGCTGGTATGAGGGTGGAACCATGTTATCTAGAACCCATAATGGGTTGATCTCAGGAACAGAACCATCTTCAAACTTAGCGGGATTTCTTTTTCTAGATAAAAGGACACAATGAATAGACTTAAAAATCAAAGAGTTTATTTGGCCGGTGCGATGGATAGGGTGCCGGATAGAGGAACCACATGGAGGGATAATATAACTCCATTCTTGGAAGATATGGGTGTGGTTGTTTTTAATCCCATTACAAAGCCTACCACAACCGGAATGGAAGACCACGATTCTCATATTATTAAAACCAAACTAAAGCAAAAAGAAAGATATGACGAACTAGCCGAAATGATGAAGGTGATTCGTAGAGTTGATCTTAGATTGGTTGACATAAGCGATTTTTTAGTGGTTAATTTAAATCTAGATATTCACCCATGCGGAACATATGAAGAAATTTTTTGGGCCAATCGTCAGAAGAAACCCATTATTGTTCATATGGAACAAGGCAAGATTAATGCTCCCGACTGGCTCTTTGGCACAATTCCTCACCAAACGATATTCTCTTCATGGAACGACATAAAAGAGTATCTATCCCACATCAACTCTGCAGAAAACATAGATACCTATAAAAGATGGTATTTTTTTTCGGTTTAATATGCCAAAATATTATGTTAAGTCTGGACAAATCAAATACATTATAGATTCTCCAGATCATGAGTCAGCTATACTAGCGGCATTGAAACACTATAAGGGCAGGGGTATTATGACCGGACCCAAAATATGCGTTAGTGAACAAGGTTTTGATGACCACAAAACATGGAAATGTTACGACACAGATAACTTTATGAAAAGAACTCAGTAATATGCAAAAAATTATTAATGAACTAAAGCTTGATTTTGATGATGTTCTAATTAGACCAAAAAGATCCACACTATCTAGCAGATCCGAGGTTTGCTTAGTAAGAGACTTCAAGTTTTTGCACTCACCAAGAAGATTTTCTGCTATACCGGTTATTGTGGCAAATATGGATACAACTGGCACATTTGCTATGGCCGATGTGGTATGTCATAATCAAGCCATGGTAGCACTACATAAACATTATAAACCAGAAACCTTAATAGATTACTATTGTAATAGTAAAAATGACCATAAAGAACTAACCTTCTATTCCACCGGCACATCCGCAAGTGATATAGAAAAACTAACATTTGTTTTTAATAGTCTAAGAGATAGAGGTTGTCCTCTACCTAATTTGTGCGTTGATGTAGCAAATGGTTATAGTGAAAAATTTGTAAAAACAGTAGCCCACATTCGTCGGTTATACGAAGACATAGTTATAATGGCGGGTAATGTAGTAACACCGGAAATGGTAGAGGAATTATTACTACATGGAAAAGTAGATATTATCAAGATAGGTATAGGCCCAGGATCTGTCTGCACAACAAGACTAAAAACAGGTGTCGGATATGGTCAAATCTCTGCTTGTTTAGAGTGTTCCGATGCGGCTCATGGTCTTGGAGGACATATCTGCGGGGATGGAGGCTGTAGATACGTAGGAGATATTTGTAAGGTTTTTGGTACTAACGCAGACTTTGTAATGTGTGGCAATTTTTTTGCAGGCTGCGAAGAGTGTGAAGGTGAGTGGTCTCATGAGTATAGATGCTCTATTATTAATAATGATAAATCCGTACACAGTGAGTGGTGGCAATCGCATAACCCAGGATATAAAACAGAAAAACGTAAAAAGAATCTTAGGTTTTATGGTATGAGTTCAAAAGAAGCTATGGAAAAACACCACAACGGGGTGGCTAATTATAGAACCAGCGAAGGACGGTGCGTTACCATACCATACAAGGGACCAGTACAAGAAATTTTATTAGATATTTTTGGTGGACTGAGAAGTGCATGTACATATATCGGTGCGTCCAAAATAAAAGATTTTGGCAAAAAAACTACATTCATACAGGTAAATAACACACATAATAAAATCCATGAGTAAAACTAAAATAAAAACCACTAAAAAACAACAACTAAACCTAATGTGTCCTATAGGCGGGGATAATTTAGGTTCTATTTCTATGAGCATCTTAAAGGGCTTTAGGGGCATAGATATAGACACCTCTTTATTTCCTATTCTTATAGACGGCAAGTTGTTATTTAATAGCACAGAAGAAGCAGATATTTGCTCTGGGGCTATAAAATATAGTAGACAATTTAATTATAGAGCACCAGCACTTAAGATATGGCATCCCCATGATCTGGCTACTAGACCAGGAAAAGGTAAGTATTACTCTTTAGTGATACCGGACACAGACTATCTAACGGCCTCAGAAGTGCATCACCTAAACTACACAGACGGAATTTTTGTCAGCTCTGATTGGGCAAAAGATATACTGATTAAGAATCAGATAAAAGTTCCAATACACAAGATATCTCTAGGAGTTGATAGATCTATTTTCACTGTTCCAGAACAAGTAGCTGATAGATCTAATAATAACTATATATTCTACTCTACTGGTAAGTGGTCTCTGAGTAATGGTCATGATTTCTTGATTAAGGCATTTAGTCTTGCTTTCAAAAAGACAGATAATGTCGAACTTAGATTATTACCAACTAATGATTTTTTAACAGAAGAAGAAACAAATAAGTGGTTGTCTTTGGTAGATAATATACCACATAAGGAAAAAATATTTTTATACAATAGATTACAAACCCAATACGATATGGCTGATTTCATCCTATCAGCAGATTGTTTGTTATCCCCACAAAGAGTATGCTCTACCGGCACAAGCATATCTGAGGCTATGGTTATGAACAAGCCTGTAATAGCTACACAGTGCGGGGTTGTTGCTGAGTATCCTGAAAGTGAACACCTTTATAGGGCCAATATAAGATCTCAAGAAAAAGCATACGATAACAGAATACTATATGGGGAGAGTAATTGGGCAAAGCTGGACCAGTCGGTGCTAGACGAAACTATTGATTATATGAGACACGTTTATAAAAATGAAATTAGGTCTAATCCATCCGGAGTAGAAAAAATGACCAATAGAACGTGGCATAATACCTGTTTAGATATTCTACGGATAACCCATAAAAATAAAAAATAAGATCAAATTGCGGTGTATAATTACACTAAGGAGATACTACATGCCTATTCCAAAACCAGAGAACAACGAAGACGAACAGAAATTTCTTTCTCGTTGCATGAGTGATGAAGCTATGAAAAAGGACTATGATGACTCTAAACAAAGAGTAGCTGTTTGTCTAGGTCAAACCAAAGCCTCTCTTGTAGAACAGGTATGCGAAATACTAGAACACGATCCTGATGTTGAGCTATTAACGGAGAGTAATGCTTATTTTCCAGCCGATAATGAATATATGGATGTTGGAGAAGCTTCTGAAGAATATATATTACCAATAATAGCTAGATATATTTATATGGATCCTTTAACGCAAGAACTTTATTATTTTCAAAACCCTGGAATAAAGAAAAAAGACGGCAGAGTTCTAGTTTTTATGTCTCAAGGATCAGAATATCAAGGCAGAAAGGTTCAACTCAATAAACCCTTTAGAACCCCTGACGGTCCTAAAAAATTCAGCGTTTATGTAAAGAACGATAAGGGGAATGTTGTAAAGGTAAATTTTGGTGATCCAGAGCGATCTATAAAAAGAGATAGTCCTGAACGTCGTAAAAATTTTCGAGCCAGACACGGATGTGATAATCCTGGTCCAAGATATAAGGCCAAATATTGGTCCTGCAAATTTTGGTCAAATAAAAAAGTATCCGATTTAACCTAAATATAATTTTGGAGATCCTATTTTTATGGTGTATTTCTCTTATGGAGCATCACCATTATGTACTACGTATACGCACTATACAAGAAAAACACAAAGTATAAAACTGGTTTTTTGGAAGAAAATTTATTTTATATAGGAATTTCTTCTTCAGATAAAAATTTCTATTTTAGAATGCAGAATCATCAAAAAGAAAAGAGCAACCCCTATAAGCTGAATACAATTGCAAAGTATGATTTTTTTGTTAAAGTTCTTTGGCAAATCAAGACTAAAGAGGAGGCAGAGAGTAGAGAAGAATTCTTAATAAGATGGTTTGGAAGAAAAGTCAATAAAACCGGATTCTTAACCAATATTTTATCTAGCTCAACTGACTATTCTTATATACATAAAAAAAGAACAAAATCTACTAGAAATAAAATATCAAAAGCCCTTAAGAGAATAAACAAAGATAAAAATAAAATTATTGCCAATAGAGATAGAAACTTAACGATTCCATATAATAGAGTTATAGAATTAATAGAAGATTGGGCAACCAACCCCCTAGAAACACAACAGGATTTTGCAACAAGACATAGTATTAACAGGTCAAAATTTAAAGATTGGTTGAGACTATATAAACCAGAATATATTGGATTAACAAAACAAAAACAATTAGAAATTTTTAATCGGGTCTACGACAAAAATAAAACTCCTAAAAGAATCATAGAAGACTATGCTAAAATAAGTGGATATGATCATAGTAAAGCTAAAGCAGTGTACTATAGACTACTTAAAACCATTCAAAAAGAAAACAATAGTTAACAACCATAAAATAATTTCTGAACTGAACCAATAAAAAGGATCAAACATGTCACGATTTAATGAAATACTGAACAATATCAAGCAATACTTTTCTTCTGCTGAAGAATCTGAAGACTTTATGTCTATGGAAGAAATAGAAACAACAGAACAAGAAATGATGGAATATAAGAAAGACTTCTATGAAATGAGTGTTGGGTCGATCAGGGCGATTATGAATCATAGCAAATCTATTCTCGATTCTTTAGAAAACCCAACGGTGCGAGACAACCTAACAGAAAGCTGGCTACAAGGGAAAATAGCCATAACAGAAGACTATATGAGAACTATACATGATTTTATTATGTATGTTTCTGAAGCTCAACACAATGTAGCAAAGAAAGATCTTCCGGGATTATGGGAGAATATTCGTAAAAAGAAGCAAAGAGAAGGAAAGAAATATAAGCCAGCTAAACGAGGAGATAAGGATAGGCCCGACCCAGACCAGTGGAACAAGTTGACAAAGAAGACTAGTTGACTTTTGGAATACATCAGGTATTCTCACTAAAGTCTGAGTCGCCCACGGTCGATTCAAGACATAAGGACACAAACCCCAAGGATTACACAAAGGAAACCAATGCTATTACAGATTAATGGAATCGGCGATCAAAAAATCGAATACAAAGACCACAACACCATAAAGTTTGACGATCTAAAAACTTATATACTACTAGCAAAAAAGGCCATATCTAAGTTTGGTCCAAAATTTTATAGTGGACTATCAGCAAAAATGCTTAAGGACGAGGACGCGGTATCCTCAATAGCTAATGCTATCATGATGGCGGATTGGAGATGGGATGATAATAGGCTTGGACTAAATGGAGCAAAGAAAACCAAGTACTCTTACAGAAATCAGTGTGCTTTGTGGGCCATAAAAACATATGTTTCAAAGGAACATAAGCACACCAAGAGAACAAAGGCTTATTCTCTAGATTATGTAACAGATGAAAATGATAGCGGCTATCATTCACTGTCTGCCGATGCTAGATGTGAGCAACCCGATGATATAGCTATGAAAAATGAAGAATCAGAAAATTTATCATCTCTTATAGAACAGCTTCTTTCACTAAATAGTTTGACAGATAAACAAAAAGACTATATCAAATTATATTACTTTGAATCTTATACATTCGAACAAATTGGAAGCAAGTACGGGGTCACTAGAGAGGCTGTCAGACAAGGCCTAAATAAAGCCCTCGACACAATCAGAGGAGTTCTAACTTGAGCAAATTTAATATAGATGCCTACTGTGTGGCTATCACAACAAACTTAGAAGAAAATAAGACGTATATTCTCTCTACAACAGAAAACTCAATAGAGTTTCCAGTGCTAGAAATTGATACTAAGAATGCTAACTCTATAGATAATAGCCTGATAGACCACATGCGAAAGTTTTTAATGACCAGTCAGTTTGAGTTAAGTCCTCAAATAGTCTCTGCTAACTCAACAATAATTAAACCAAGAAAAAAGAATACAATTAATTTAGTTTATTCTTTCCTAATAAAAGAAAACGTTAAGAATTTTGATTCGCACTGGATCAGTTTTAATTTCCAGAATCCTTCAACAGAGTATGCTGGCTTAATTTTTGAGGTTATACAAAAGCTAAAATGAATATATTCTCATCTCTTAAAAACTTATTTATCAATAAAAGTTCTACTGCCGAACCACAAACAACAAAGCAGTCAGACAAAAACAGTATAACTTTTTCTATTGATGGTTTTGGTAGGTCATGGGTTGCTTTGGAACTAAATAATAAGGATACAAAGTCCTGTGAGGATTTTGCTAAGATGCTATTTGATATCAATAATAGTAATTATGAACAAGCTACCCTCGATTTGATAGTTAGTTTGTCAAAGCAGAAACCATTAATGGCACCAACACTAGAAACTATTCTTATCTCTTGGGGCATGATGTTGGCCACAGGACCAATTAATGACGAGCATAAAGTGGCTAAAAATACTGAGAATAGGCCTTTTATACGCCCAAGAAATGTTTTTCTTGGTACGGATAAATAGACTCCTACTATAACAATAGCCTTGCGGGGTATATTGATAGTAGTAATTCTCGTGTATTCTTCTTAAGAAACTATATGACATCAAAAAAACCACTAATAGTTTGGCAAAAATGGATTGATCCTTTTGGCAAGGATACCGATCAAAGCCGATGGACAGACTACGATAACGAGAGTCTCGATATAGACTTGTATAGAAATCAAGACTCCGATACCGAAGATCAACCAATACCAAAGCAGGCTGGGGAAAGTATTAAAGTTATAGCTTCTCCTATGGGTATTATTCCATATAATGAACACACCGCTTCTGGAAAGATCTTTAATTTCTGGACAGGCCACACCAACTTTGATATTACCAAAGAAATCATAGATATATTAGAGAGCGTTGATGGTGTTGAAACCTTAGATGTATTTACTAGATATAGATTTAGAATCGCCACAGGCAAATGCTTCGATGACGCATTGGTTATGAATGCTATAAATAAGACCGTATATAAATTCTTAGATAATAAATATGAATACCCATAACACTATCAATGATATACACACTAATAATATCGACATAGAAAATAGAGAGATATACCTCCATGCTCCTTTGGATAATATCGAAGAAAGCAATCTAGATTATAGGTCTGCTGTAATTTTTGAAAAAAATCTAAGATATCTGAATCTTATATCTTTAGACCCTATTTTTATACATATGCATTTGCCAGGAGGAGAATGGCAAGACTGCTTAGGGATGTATGACGCCATCAAGGCATCCAAAGCAAAAACTATAATTTTAGCATATGCAAGAGCCGAGTCCTCTAGCAGCGTCTTATTACAGTCTGCTGATCTCAGGATATTAATGCCTAATACTAATGTTCTGATTCATTATGGGTCATTTAGCTTAGATGGCGAACACTCAAAAGCAGCAGCGAGTTCTATTAAATGGAACGAACAAGAATGCGATAAAATGGTGGACATATTCACAGATAGGTGTATGCAGAGTAGTATGGCGAAAGAAAAAAATTGGAAAAGAATGATGGCAAAAAAACATATTGTGTCGCAATTAGCCAATAAATGCGATTGGATATTAACAGCTGAAGAAGCGGTTAATTATGGTTTCGCTGACGGTATTCTTGGTAGCAAGAAATATCCAAATATTGACTATATAAAAAACTATACGAAAAAACAAAAATAATGCACATAGATTTTGCCATAATAGACACAGACAAAAATGAAGCAGAAGTAAAAGATTTGGTCAATGGCATTATTTCAGAGCCAATAAAAATAAACTCTATAACTTGCTCACATTATTATCTAAGAATAATCAAGTCTCTGGTCGATAAATCCGCAACATCTCTTTCTTGTCTTGTGGATTTTCCTTGTGGCACATCTGATCTATTGAGCAGAAAAACGGCCATAGAGCAAGCCTTTAAGGCGGGCGCTACCTCTATAGATATTGTAATGCCGCAAAATCTTGTTTCTAATAGAAAATATGACAAGATCAGAGAAGATATTAGAACAATATCAGAATATTGTAATGAGCATGGTCTAAAAACTAGATATATCTTAGAGTATAGGGTATTCGATCATCAATGCCTGAAAAAGCTTTGTGAAATACTAGATAGCTTTAATATTAGAGAAGTTTTTCCTTCTACTGGGTATTTTTTAGATAATTTGGCTGATAATCTTATAGCCTCTGTGTTTTTACACGAAAACTCTAAAGACATTAATGTGTATTGTACCGGCAACAGTTGGACAGAAAATCACTTCAATATTATAGAAAAAACTGGCCTATATGGGGTCAGAGTATTCTCTCGTCCTGCTTTACAGAGCCTTATAAAAATTTTACTAGAAAAACAAAAGAATACACAATAGTGGTGTATCAAATATTGACTATTTAACCAAACTAATATATAGAGGGTTTAAACTATGCCAACTCTTACTGGCCCATCAAGCACATCACAAGATATCACAATGGCCTCTGCTGGGGCCGACACACTAACATATACAACAGTTGCTTCTGGATCAATGCTTCCGGAAACCATGCAGCTATTTGTTGATGGAGTAGAAGCAGCTGGAGTCACACTACCAGCAAAATATATCGGTCAATCCTTTACCTTTACTAAAGTTGGCGGATCACCCCTTTCTGGTGTTTTCGCTTCCGGCGTTGTAAACTTAGTATCATCAGGCACAACAACCACTCCAACAACAGCCGCCCCAGCAACAACAGCGGGCAGTGTTTATTATATCAGTGGTAATAAAGCAACAAATGATGGTGGCACAATCAAAGCTGGCGGCAACATTGCTGATGCACGAGTAGAATCCGCTGACAAAGTCTATGGTGGCGAAAGACAAGTTGTTGGCTCGGTCGTTGTTGATGGAGTTAACACAGACAAGGGCGTAAGCTCTGGTGTTTTTGCATATAACAACCAGTCACCAGTTGGTAAGAAGGTCACCGTAACTCTTGGCGGCGTTAGCAACACCGTACTAAGAAGCGGCGCTGCTCAGCCACAACTTGTTCAAAGCATTAACAAGCTTAATGTTCTAAGAACAAGACGCTTCACCACAGCCATAAGAGAGAACAAATACAACAAATATACTGGTCGTTTCGAGGCTGGATATCCTGTTGTAGCAGTCGATACTCTTGCAACAGATAATGCTGCTAATCCAACAAGAACACTCCCCGGTCAACTAGTTTACAAGATCGGAGCAAATGTTCCTGTAACATCAGATTATAAGGCAAAGACCAACTAATTAATATAACGTAATAATTAACGATACAACTAAAGCCAATGATGCCTCGTGTATCGTTGGCTTATAGTTTTAATATAGAAAGACCTAAGCTATGAGTGATACCATAATACATTTTTGGGAAAATATTGCCACAACGAGTATTGGTATTATAGTGACAATGGTGGGGTTTTGGGTGGCTATAGGTCGAAACATGGCCACTAAGGCAGAGGTGTTAGTTATGATAGAAACCCAATCCCCATATGTTCATGACAGACAGTTTATTCTAGAGAGATTAAATACTAACAAGGAAACACAAGCTGCTTTTGCAGCAGCCTTGCAAAGAAATACCGAAGTCATGAATGAACTTAAGGTTCAAATAGTTATGTTGGGAAAAACTCTGGAAGCCCTAGAAGAAAGAATAGAAAGAAGCTAAAATATGGCAGCTAGCAAATACGACTTCTCTATAGAACAGGGTTCCTCTTTTAGACTATCCATAGTCCATCGTAACGATTCTGGTAATCCTATAAATATGACAGGATATTGTGCTAGGGTAATATGGAAAACCAGCAGCGGTGAAAGTATGATATTTAGCTCGGAAAATACAAATTATTCACAATATAAGTTTACTATTGATCCTCTAAACGGGAAAATAACACTACTTATCCCCGCTGGTGTCACAAATAATTATGCTTTTAGCAATGCTAAATATGATCTAGAAATACAAACACCGCAAGACCTTTATCTTGGGGGTGGAAAAAATGTTGAAAGAGTTCTTTATGGCACAGTTACAATACTAAAACGATTTAGCCAATCAACAGAACAACTGAGCTGCTCAACATGAGTATATTTACTGTTGAAATTTCTCCATCCCAGGTTACCAGCGTTGAAATAGAAACGACGGTGGGACAAAATCCATCTAATATAGATATTATAACTTCTTCAGCTGTTAATTTAGAGATAACCAATAGTGTTGCTTTACTACCATCAGATTTTAATTCTAATATAGACTCTAGACTATTCTCTGTTATTAATGCTGGATCCGGAATAGATATAGAATATGATATTAATCAGCCATCAATAACAATATCCTCTACCGGAGACTATGCTAATAAAACTCATAGCCATAATCCAGAAGATATAAACAATTTATCTACATTTATAAATAATAATATATCATCTACAATAAGTGGTCTACAAAGTCAAATTGATAATAAACAGCCGGTAGGTAACTATGCCACTTTAATTAATGGATTGATACCTCCGTCTCAACTACCAAGTTATGTTGACGATATCCTAGAATATAATAATTTATCATCTTTTCCTATAAGCGGTGAGAGTGGTAAAATTTATGTATCTTTAGATAATAGTAAAGTCTATCGTTGGGGTGGTACAGGATACATAGAGATTAGTGCTTCACCAGGATCATCAGACTCTGTACCAGAAGGCAATACTAATAAGTATTATACAGATGCTAGGGCAAGCGCAGCAGCACCAGTACAAAGCGTATCCGGCAAGACTGGTGCGGTCACACTCAATAAAAACGACGTTAATCTAGGTAATGTTGACAACACTAGCGATGCTAACAAGCCCATTAGCACAGCGGTTCAAACTGCACTAGACAGCAAACAGCCCGCTGGGAATTATGCTGCTGCTACCCATAACCACGCTATCAGCGAAGTAAGTGGATTGCAGACCGGTCTAGACAGCAAAGCTCCTCTTGCTAATCCCACGTTTACCGGTACTGTGAATGGCATAACCAAAAGCATGGTTGGCCTAGGCAATGTTGATAACACTAGCGATACCAATAAGCCGGTTAGCACATCACAGCAAAGTGCTTTAGATCTTAAGGCTCCACTTGCTAGCCCAACTTTTACTGGCACTGTTAACGGTATAACTAAAAGCATGGTCGGTTTAGGCAATGTTGATAACATCAGCGATATAAATAAACCAGTTAGTGTTCCACAGGCTTCAGCAGATGCGGCTGTACAAGCAAACGCCGCCATAGACGCCTCAACAAAAGCAAACTCTGCTCAAGCACATTCTATACAAAGAGCCAATCATACTGGTACCCAAGATATTGCCACAATTAATGGCTTACAAACAGCACTAGATAATAAAGCTGCTCTGGCTCATGGCCACAACATATCAGATATAAGTAATCTGCAGAATACACTAGACAATAAACAACCTGTTGGTAATTATGCTACATTGATTAATGGGCTTGTACCAGCGGTTCAATTACCAAGCTATATAGATGATGTTTTAGAGTACTTAAACCTCTCCACATTTCCTGTCGTTGGCGAAACTGGAAAAATTTATATATCCTTGGATAACAATAAAACATACCGTTGGGGTGGAAGCTCGTACATAGAGATTACTGCTTCCCCAGGTAGTACGGATAGCATAGCAGAAGGCGGTGTCAATAAATACTATACCGACGCCAGAGCTAGTGCTGCTGCTCCCGTACAAAGCGTGGCTGGTAAAATCGGTAATATTAGTCTAGTCAAAAATGATGTTGGATTAGGCAACGTTGACAACACCAGTGACGCTAACAAGCCAGTTAGCACAGCACAGCAAAGTGCTTTAGACCTTAAAGCTCCTCTTGCTAACCCGACCTTTACGGGAACTGTGGCTGGCATTACCAAAAGCATGGTTGGTCTAGGTAGTGTCGATAACACTAGCGATGCTAATAAACCAATCAGTAGTGCGACCCAAACAGCATTAGACCTTAAGTCTTCAGTTGGGCATAATCATACATATTCTGACATTTCTAACTTCAATACTGGCGTAGAGTCAATTGTTAGCACATCATTAATAGCTGGTAGTAATATAGTTTTAACTTATAATACATCAGCAGACACCCTAAGTATATCAACTTCTGGTTTGCAGCCAGCCGGAAATTATGCCAATGCCACACATACCCACATTATTGATAATATTACTGGACTACAAACTGCTCTAGACAATAAACAAGCCACTGGCGACTATGCAACTAATACCGATATTAGCAACCTACAAACACAGATAAATAATAAACAAGCATCTGGTGACTACTCTTTAGTTGGCCATCAGCATATTAGTACAGATATTAGCGATTTTGAAAATAGGGTGGTTTCTATTGTTGCAACAGGAGTACCACTTGAGTATTTGGCAACGTCCGTGTTGGTTCATGATGATCCCATCGATATTACTGGTGATTTTAGTAGCATCACAAAAGAATACGTATATATTTTTAAAGATAGTGCTGTGGGATACAAACTAATATTACCAACTGCGATTAATAACAAAGCTCAATATACTCTTAAAAATAAGACATCAGATACCATATATTTATATCCACATTCATCTCAAACGATAGACGGTTATGATTCTATAGGTCTTAACAGAATGGATATGTCTATATCTGTGATTAGCGATGGGTCGAACTGGATTATGGTGTAATGGGTGTATATTATATAGAATAATCAAAAACAGAGGCTACAATGACCTATTTTCCACAAAATCAAAACGGCCAAGCTAACAATAGCAATAGTTCTCCCGTAACTATTAGTAGTGATCAAATTGGCGCTAATCAATTAGCCTCGGAAGAAGCAAATATTCTTTTGAGACGAATAGTTAAACTATTAGAAAGTAATGCGGTAGTTGACAGTGCAAATAGACAAAGAGTTACGATAGAAGGTATATCTGGTACTGCAAATCTTGGCAACTTAAGCAACGTCACTACTATTTCTAATATGGATCATAGACAATTTATAGATATTTCTCGCAACACATATGCAAACTGTATTCGCAGCAAACTTAATTTTTCTTAATACAATAGGACAAATAAATTATGGCTTTAACTAATACCCTAAGAACCCAAGTAGACCTTCCGGTATGGGAGTGGCTAAGATTTGCTCCCGCAGTATCCTCTGCTGTGAGTTCAGCCTGCTCTGCGGACAATAGTTTATACCACGTTAATCACGGAAGATATATTTATTATTTAATTGCTAATGCTAGTTTTTGGAGATATGACACATACACCGATACATATTTACAACTTGCGAGTCCGGTTGTGACCCCAACAACATTTAGCAGCATGAAATTTGCTGGTGCTGCTGGCCATAATGGTAGGGTCATTAGTGCTACTGCTAACACTATTACCACAGATACTATATATGATAAAATTTTAAAGGGATTTGATATTAAGATAGTGGGCGGCACTGGTGCTGGTCAACAAAGAACCATAATAAATGTTTCAGATGTTGTTGTTGCTGACACCGGCGTATCAACCGCTGTAACAAGTAGCACATCGTTAGTTAGAATCACCGACACTACTAAAAACTGGACCATCAACCAGTGGGTAGGATACCAAGTAAGAATTTTATTTGGTTCTGGTATCTCTCAAATTAGAAAAGTTTTATATAATGATGCCACAACTATAACCCTGGCAGATATTAATCAGTTAGCACAAAACGTTGATGCGATGGCGCCGATGGCCACAGCTATTTCTGTCACAGCAGGCTCTCAATCAATATATACCATAGAGTCTGGTACTCTTACAGTAGACTCCAACTGGACCACTCAGCCGGATGAAACCTCAAGATTTGTTATTCAGTCTGGTGGTATATACCTATATACAAATGCATCACCAAACTTAACATATTATGACATTGCTGCTGATATTTGGTATTATCGAACAGCACAGGGTAGTGTTCTTAGTAATATCACCATAACAGATGGAACCGTAGAAAGAACAACAGAAAATTCATCTATATGGTCAAAGGGTACAGCAACTTCTGGAACAACAACCTCCTTGGTTGATACGTCGAAAAGCTGGACGCCTAATCAGTATGCTGGTTACTGGGTTCGTATTTTTAGCGGAACTGGTGTTGGACAACTTAGACAAATAGTTTCTAATACTAGTAATACATTAACATGGAGCAACGCCGGTACTGCACCAAATTCAACATCACAATATATGATAGAAGGTTTTGATGCTGGTACAGCATCCTCTGGAACAAGCACATCCATCACCGACTCGTCAAAAAGTTGGTCAACCAACAGGTGGGCTAATTATGTAGTGCTTATTACTGGTGGCACCGGCGCGGGTCAACAAAGAATAGTATTAAGTAATACCTCTACTAGCATAACTGTTGCGACACCTTTTGATGTCACTCCAGATAATACATCAACCTTTAAAATCCAAGGAGATACTGATCTTTTATATCTGGCTCTTGGCGCACACTCTAGTATCTATACTTATTGCGTAGAAGAAGATATGATTGTTGGTAATAAAAAAATAGACGGCGGTGTTGCAAGAAGCGGCGCGGCAGCATATGGGTCGCATAAGCCCATAGCAATATCCTCAACAACAAGGTCTGGAACAACAGCTACTGTAACAACGGTACAGAGTCACAACTTTAAAACAGGATACTCTGTCACTCATTCTGGTGCAACAGGGGCTGATGCCTCTTTGTATAATATAACAGCAACAATTACTGTTACTGGCGCTACAACTTATACCTATACTATTAGCGGAACTCCTTCGGCCAATGCCACATTTACTGCTCATAGTGCCACAGTATTGGTTGACTCTACAAAGAATTGGACCACTAATCAGTGGGCTGGTTATGTTTGCTATATGACAACATCATTAAGCGCATCAGCCACAGGACAATCTTTTAGAATAGCATCTAATACTGCTAACTCATTAACCTTTACTACGTCTGTAACTACGCCAGTTAACGCCACAACGAAGTATGTTATTTCAAAACCAAATGCTTTTGGAGCATTAGACAATGGCATCGCAACCGGCACACATTCCACAACAACACTTCAGGACACATCCAAAAACTGGGTTACAAATATTTGGGCCGGTCGCAGGGTAAAGTTTACTGGTGGTGCGGGTGTTTCGCAAGAGGCTACTGTATCATCTAATACTAGCAACACATTAACTTTTTCAGCCGCTGTAACCACAGCAGCAACAAGCAATAGTACAACCTATTCAATTCTAGCACCTGTTGCCAAAGGTGCGGGTCTTAATTTCACATGGAACTTTGGTGTCTCAGACGCTAACAAGAGAGGAAATCATCTAATTATATCTAGGGGTGGTGGCTCTCTTGGTTTTGAAAGATATAATATTAATACTGACTCTTGGGATTTGGTTTCAACCACGCCACAAACGGAAACTCTCGGCAGTAGTTCACAGTATGCTTATGATGGCAATGACCGTATTTATTTTAGTAAAGATTTAACACAAAGATGTTATTATCTGGACTTGGATACTTATACGATGCATGGCGCTGGACTCTTTCCTTATACTCAAGCTACTACAAATACAGGTCTTGGCATTAGTAATAGAATGGAAATATTCGAAACACCCGACCACTTAAAGTATTTGTGGATAAATAGACAGCTAGGTGCAGAGTGTTTTAGAGCTCTGTTATTTTATTAAAAGTTTTGGTGTAAATATTGTTAGATAATTTTTACCTATAGGATAATACTATGACCCAAATTAAAATTTCACAATTACCAGTTGGTGTTGCAGAAAATGACGCTGTTGTTCCGGCCACAAATGCTGCTGGTACTCAAACAAACAAAATAAAACTAACAGACATAGTTAATTTGCCTCATAATCATGATAATAGATATTATACTGAAGCCGAGATAAACTCAATATTATCAAATTATGCTGTTCTTGGTAGCAACGGTTCTTTAACATTACCCAACGGTAGTATACTAAGTGAAACAAATAATGCTGTTGCACTATCACCACCCACAGCAGTCGCTGGACAAAGCTTAGTAATTCGTCCAACCGCAGCTATTTGGGCAATCAGTTCTAGTAATTATATTGAATATGGTAATCCCATCACAATTGTAGTTACTTTACAAAACTGGGCTTATTTTGGAACAGTAAACTATACAATCTCTGGTCCTGGAGTTACCCCACAATCATTGGGTCGAGCACTAACTGGTAAACTAACTTTCGTAAGTACAACCGGTCCAGACGCAGAAAGTATTACTTGGACTATACCAGCTAATAGCAATATCTCTGAATTTACTCTAACATTAACAAGTGTGGATGGAACAAGATCAACCAATTATCAGACACAAAATGATCCAACACTATATTATAATTTTGAAGAATCTAATGGTATGCCAACTGGTCAATTTGTTACTGTAACTAATAATGGGATATCTAGTTCAGAACATAGTCATGTTCATCTTATCTCAGGAGATCCTTCAACGGTTGATATTTATTTAGGAGATGATGATCAATATGTTAAGATTGAAAAAAATGGTGGAGATGTTATTGTTGGTACAGACAATAATAATAATCACTGGACTTTTGGTACAGATGGTAGGTTAACACTACCAATAGACGGTGACATCCTAGACAGTAACGGAACATCCGTATTGGGCGGTTCAACAACCGTTATTAGTTCATCATACTCTTCAACAATAAACACCGACGCCGCTACTGGTGACATATTCGATATAACCCTTACAGGCAACACCACACTAGCCAACCCAACCAATCCCGTTAACGGTAAAACACTCCGCTGGAGAATCTCCCAAGACTCTACTGGCGGCAGAACCATCACTCTGGGCAACAAATTTAACATTCCTAGCAGCGCCACCTCACCACTACCTTGGAGTACAGCAGCGAATAAGATGGACATTTTAGCTGCCACATATCATGCTGGAAGAGACAAATGGGATGTAATTGCTTTTGTTCCCGGCTACTAACATTACGATCAATTTTAAAAAGGAGAAAATTATGAATTTACCCAATCCCGTTACTATTCAACCACCTACTATTACCAGAGCTAATGGTGAAGTAAGAGTTCAAAAGCCCATTACTCTCTCATCATTAGATGTTACTATTATTGATAATGCTACTAGAAAGAGTGTTGTGGCTCAAATTCGTCCATGCCCAAGACCACTAGTTCTTTGGGAAGGTGATGCTTATGCGGCCGCTGGCGATTATACTCAGGTCCAAGTTGAAGCAAGAGTTCTTGAGTTGCTTGGCTCTGATGTTAAAACTAGTCTTGAAGGCTTATTTTTACCACCAGTTCCTCCGGTTAAAAAGTAATTATTAGGAGAAAATAAATGGCAACATTTTACTTCAACGGTGCGGCAGACGTCGCGGCTGAACTGCCTGGCGACTGGCAGACTCTCGGCAACTGGTGGACGGACTCTGCCCACACCGTTGCCGCGTCTGCCCTGCCCACCAGCAGCGATAGTGTCGTTTTGAGTGCCAGCGTGGCGATCAACAGCGGCAGTGCGCCAACTGTGGTGAACCTGACGCTCGTCCGGCCCGGCGATGTGTCTGTGTCTCTCTTGGTCGCAATCACCGTCACCGGCCAAGCGGCGATCAATATGGGTACGCAAAACGGCAGTACCGGCACCATCAACGGCAACGCGACGTTTAACGACGGCGCGCTCAACATCGGCACCGTCAACGGCAACGCGACGTTTAACGACGGCACGCAAAACTACGGCACCGTCACCGGAGACGCGACGTTTAACGACGGCACGTACAACATCGGCACCGTCACCGGAGACGCGACGTTCAACAACAGCACGCAAAACTACGGCACCGTAACCGGAGACCCGACGTTTAATGACAGTTCGATCAACAGCGGCACCGTCACCGGCAACGCGACGTTCAACGATTATTCGGTCAACAACGATGGCTGCACCATCAACGGCAACGCGACGTTCAACTACAGTTCGCGCAACTACGGCACCGTCACCGGAGACGCGACGTTTAATGTCAGTTCGTTCAACGCAGGCACCGGCACCGTCACCGGAGACGCGACGTTTAACGACAGTTCGACCAACTACGGCACCGTCAGCGGCGATGCGACATTCAACGACAGTTCGCTCAACGGCAGCGATGTCTACGGCGATGCGACGTTTAATGATTCTGCGTACAACGGCGCCTTTGGGCCGGGATACACTTTCTACGGTCGCGTTCATGGCAATGCGACATTCAACGACAGTTCGTACGTCAACGACGGCGGCACAGTCGATGGCGATGCGACGTTTCGCGGCGCGTCTTACAACCGACGCGGGATCATCGGCAATGTGATTATCGCCTACGACAAAGGCATCAACGGTTCCTCTATCCTTGGAATAGTATAATGCTATGCCAATCTACCTTAAAGACAATAAATTATTAACAAGTAATATGCCTAGTCTTATAGATAAGACTATAATAGCAAATCATATAAACTCCTCAACAGCTTCTAGATTATCTGGTAAAAATCCCTCTACCGACCGTTTTGTATACTCATCACAAAATCCTTATGGCGGCGTGGGCGATGCGGGAATTTGGGTTCGCAATTCCAACTGTTGGATAAATGGAGTAAGCAATATTAGTTGCTTTAGCCCAGCGCAAAGAAGCGGAGCATCTTGGAATACCAGAGGTGGCACACTCATAACTCGCAAACACGTTCTATTTGCCAAACACTATAAAACCAGCATTCTTCCTAACGGTGGAACCCCGTTAATCTTTGTTGATGAAAATAATAACGCCATAAGGCGAAACATAATACAATATGGCGACGATATTTCTGATATAACAATAGCTCTATTAGATAGTGAAGTTCCATCTAATATAAAGATAGCCAAAGTTTTACCTAAAAACTATCAAGACTATATGGTTTTAGGGTGGCCGACCGGTGGCGATTTGGACTATGGATTATTAGGCATCTTGGGTGTTGGCTTAGATCAAGAAGAAAAAGCTCATGTAAAAACATCTACAACTGTAGACTATAATAGTCTATATCATATAATTGCTTTTGATAATTTTTCCGGTCCCCAAGGTAGCATTAATCCATATCCACAGTGGACAGAAGATATTGTTGTTGGAGACAGTGGAAACCCAGTTTTTTATATCATAGATAACGAATTGGTAGTTTTAACCACTTGGTGGACTCCTACTAATGGTCCTTTTATTACCAAGAGATATGATCAAGTTAATGCTATAATAGAAGAATTAAGTCCCGGACAAGGATATTCTTTAACCCCAATAGACCTACAAGCAGTCTATGATAAATATTATCCTAGATCATTTAGATGCATACGTAAACAAAGCACTAGTAAAAACATTATACCACAACACATTAACTCTGGTACAGCAAGTAGGCTGGTTGGTAAAAATCCAGCTACTGATTGCCTAGTCTATTCTTCTCAGAATCCATACGGTGGCGTTGGTGATGCTGGAATATGGGTCCGAAACCCCAGCTGCTGGATAAATGGAGTAAGTAATATTAGCTGCTTTAGTCCAGCACAGCGTAGCGGTGCGGCGTGGAATACTCGCGGTGGTACTCTCATAACCAGAAAACACGTTTTATTCGCTAAACACTTTGTTACCAGCATATTGCCAAATGGTGGGACGCCAATAATATTTGTTGATGAGAATAATAATGCTATTCGTAGAAATATTATACAGTATGGTGATGAGAGTACCGATATTGCAGTAGCTCTTTTAGATAGCGAAGTGCCTAGTAATATAAAAATAGCAAAAGTATTACCAACTAATTTTATGGATTATCTTAGTAGTAGTATTTTGGCCTCAGTATATGATAGTCTTGGATTGCAGATTAGCTCTTTTAGTATGAATCCTTGGCTTTATGCTGTAGCCCTAGATCAAGAAGAAAAAGCCATATTAAAACTTTGGTCTGGAGCCAATTTGTTCGGAATTGGAACCTCGCCAAACATCGAGTACTACCAAATGGCCAGTGTCAGTAATATAAACCCCAACGCTTCATATAGTACTCCAATAGTACCATCTCCGAATCAATTCGCTTCATGGACCGAAGACATAATAGTAGGCGACAGTGGAAATCCAGTATTTTTAATTATAGATAACGAGCTGGTTGTTTTAACAACTTGGTGGACACCTACCGGCGGACCATTTATCACTAATAGATACTCTATAGTTAATAGTATTATACAAAGCTTAAGCCCCGGCGAGAACTATAGCTTAACACCAATAGATTTACAAGCGGTTCAAAACAAATACGAATTCTCTAATTTTAGTAGCTAACCGGTGTATATCAAATTAACCTTAAAATTAAAAGCTTAACCAAAAGGTATAAATTATGGCCAATAATATTCAAAAGGCTGTTTCTGCCAACCAAATTAAAAACGGAACATCTGTTGTTTCAACTACTGCCACAGGTAATAGTTCACTATTAAACACCTATGTGAAAAACACACCAGATATGCCTTCTATTGAAACAAAATATAGCAATAGATTTACTAATGGCATATTGGTTACTCTAGTTGATGGCGGCTCTATAGTTGCACCATAACACTAATAGCGGGACTAATCTATGATTAAGCCTGGATATAGAACCAGTGAATTCTGGTTCACTCTGGTTAGTTTTTTGTTTAGCGGTCTATACTTATGTGGTTTACTTGAAGATAATCAGCAAAAAGAAGATTTGATTCAAGAAACTAGCAAGGGATTAGAAGCTACTATACTAATAATAGGACAATTAACAGTCTTATTTAAGTATATTAATGGACGAACTAATCTAAAGCAAACTTGGTGGAGTACTGCCACAGAGCAAGAAAGAAAAGAAGCCAATAAGGCAAATGCTCGTAAAAAAAGAAAGCCTCGCAGCAAAACCAAAAGCGTTTAATCATTTTCCTGTGCGGTGTATATACTCGATATAGGAGCACTATGTATGACCACATCTATTCAAAATCAGATACTTAGTATAGAACTCTCTTCTTCGTTAGAAGCACTAATTGATAAAGTTAAAAAGTCTCTATCTGGCTCAAAGTCTGTGGCTATGTCTCAGGCTTGGGGAATATTACAGATCGCTATAGCAGAAACAATAAAGATCATAGAGACATCAAACCCGTCATTAAAGGGGTCTAATAAAAAGACTATAGCATTAGCCATGCTTAGTATGTTTTATGATAAGGTATTTTTAGTTGTAACCGTCCCCTATGTTCCAGTTGTACTACAGCCTATTATAAGTAAATATACAAAAGCTCTTTTGATGTTGCTCGTGAGTTCAGCTATAGACTCTATGGTTGAAATTTTTAGAAAGAGCGGAATTTTTACAGATCCAAATAGTGTACCAGAGGTCTCAGACAAATAAGAGGAAACGCCATGAATTTTACAGAGAGTTTTGATCAATTTGCTAGCAAACTATCCACAATGGATTTGGCTCTTTATGCTGGCGTGGGTTTGGTTTTATGGGTTTTATTTAAGGATAAGTTAAGCCCCGTGCAAAAATTAGTTCTAAATTTAACAGAAAAGGTCAAAGGGGTTTTAAATCCCGGCGCACCGGTACTACCAGTAGTAGCCAAGCCAGTGGTGAGTGTTGAGACTAAGAACAATGAAGATGTTTTCTTTAAGTTAATTGTTAGCTGGAAACAAACTAGAGATTTGGCCGTACAAAGTGGTTGTGTTGAGGCGGTAAAGGTGGCCGATCAAATGTTTCCCTTTTTATCCCCAAATGTGTGCGCAAAAAAGCAGGATACCTTATCATGACTTTGAATACAAAAAATTTAGTATTGGTCGTTGGTGCGATACTAATAATTATTGGTCTAATTAAACCAGACCTCTCAAACCTATTAGTTCTGCCCAACAGACCCGTAGCAATAGATGTTCTAGAGCTACCAGCCCCAACAGAAGCCAATCTTAAAAAAGAGGCAGAAGAAGTAGTATCTCTATTAAAGTCTTATAGTGCTGCTAAGTCAGACCTCAAGAGATTGAGAGATCTAATGTTGGATTTGGGCAGACTAGTGGAGTTGGATGGTGAGGATACTGTTATTAAAAATACCGAAGAAATTCGTCAGGCTAATAGTTTGTCGGGGGTTATGTTGCGTTTAGATATTAAGGGTAAATATCCCGACTTGGCTAAAGAGTCCAAAGAGGTGGTTGTGGCTGCTGTTGGTGATGATAATATTAATCTATCACCAGAATTAAGAGTAAAAGCTGTAGAAGGTTTTAATGCTCTTGCGTGGGCATATAATGAGGCTAGTAAATAATGCCAAGACTAACACCCCAAGAATGGTATAATAAATATAGACAGGGATACGAAGGCGCATTGTGGAATCAAAAAGAGTTTGACCACTTGATGGAAACTTTAAAGTATCCATTGTTTGGTGATGCTAGTAAAAGAATTACTAATACTGGAAAAAACAAATTAAGCCTACCATACAAATCTGTATATCAGTTTGATAAAAAACCATACGAAGAAAGACAAGTTACTGGGGATTGCGTAAGCCATGGAACGAGAAACGCCTGCGACATTAGCAGAGCTGTAGAAATACATGTTGGGGGAGAAAGAGAAGCATGGATAGCGAGAGGTGCTACTGAAGCAATCTATGGTAGTAGAGGATGGAGTGGCGAAGGCATGACCGGCAGTAAGGCTGCTGAGTTTGTTAGTAAAATTGGCGGTATTCTTGTTAGACAAAATTATAAGGGCGTTGTGGATCTAACTAAATATAATGGTATGCTGGGAGCTGGTTGGGGCGGTCGAGGCGTTCCAGATGCGGTAATAGATCTGGCTAATGACCACCAAATTAAAACAGCTTCGTTGGTAAGAACAGTAGAAGAAGCTCGCGACGCCCTAGCTAATGGATATGGAATAGCTGTTTGTTCTAATTATGGCTTTAGTAATAAGAGAGATAGCAAGGGCTACTCTAGAACTAGCGGAAGTTGGGCTCATTGTATGGCTTTTATTGCTTGTGACGACACCAAAGGTGATACAAGCTTTTTAGTACAAAATAGCTGGGGTAAATGGAATGATGGTGGACATCCAGAGTGGGGTCCAATACCAGACGGCTCTTTCCTAATCCATTCTGATGTGGCCGAAGGCATGTTGAAACAAAACGGGTCATACTCATTCTCTAGTTTCAACGGCTTTCCTCTGCAAAAACTACCAGACTACGGTTTTGATAGCTATCTATAAAATCGGTGTATCTAAATATTATTAGAGAAGTCCTTTTTAAAAGGGTTGACCGATGAGACTTATTGATAAAATCGCTTTAAATAGGCTAATTTCTATTATAGCCGATCTTGTAATTCGTTTAGCTAAAATTTTTGCGGATAAATCACCCGTAAACAATCCCTCTAAACCCGTTAGACCAAAACCTCTTAAGAGATTAATAGATATTGTTCCACTCCCTTGGAGAAAATAATGAATAAATTAATTTCTGGTTTGGTAATTTATACTATGTTATTTGGTTCATCTTATTATGGATCAACAACAGCAGTAGTAACTTTATCTGGCGCCATAATCAAAGCAAAAAGCATTGAGAATACAAAAAAATACAAAAGAAAAGACTGCCCAGTTTGCAAAGGCAAAGGTTGGTATATGAGCGGAGACAACATTAAAAAAGTTGACTGCGGATATTGCGAACCAGAAGAAGGTGCGAGTCAGTCGGAGTGCGAAGATGGTCAGTGCAAAACCAAGGTGAGTAAAAAATAATTATGCATAAGCCAAATAAACAAGACTCTGAGAAACTAGAGGCGATAGCTAAAAAGGTTCTGGTAGACGCGGGTTTGGCTGGTGATGAAAAATTTGGTAGTGTAATAGCTATACTAATGATTATTAGTGTTATTTTGACCTCTATTCGTATATTACAGGAATGCAATAAAAATAGAACTCAGTATATGACACATGACGAAAAATGTGCAGCATACGGAGAAGAGATAAAAGAATTTAGCAATAAAAGAGGCTGGTTCACTCGCCTAAGAATAAAAAGAGTACTAAAGAGAGAAATGACCAAAGAAGAGTACGAACAATACGGATTTAAGCTTATAGAATCAATATTAAGTATAGGAGAAACCCTCACGGACGATGAAATTAAAACCTTAGTGGAGAATGCAAATGTTTAATATTTTAGTATGGTGTGTTTATGGTTTATTTGTTGGTTCCATAGCCAAAAGCTTGGTGCCGGGCGATGAGAATTTCAATATGACCAAAACAATTGCCCTAGGGGTTGCTGGCTCATATATGGGCGGCGCTGTTTTATATCTATTAGGAACATACCAAAGTCTTAGTCCAGCTGGTATTTTTATGGGAGTTGCTGGCGGCGTATTAAGTTTGCTCCTATATAATAAACTTGTCTCCAAGTAAAATACACGCTTGACTACGAACTGATCCTTGATACAATAAGGGATCATGAAGCACCAACGACCACAATGGACTGACTATTTCTTGGGATTGGCCAAGGTTGTATCTCAACGTAGCCACGATATACACACAAAACACGGCTGCGTAATTACTGACCAGAATCATAGAATTCTTGGTGTGGGATACAATGGATTTCCAAGAGGATTGGACGATGAAAAATTACCAACATCTAGGCCAGAAAAATATCCATGGATGGTACACTCTGAAAGAAACGCATTATCTAATTGCGTAGTTAGGCCGGATAATGGAATTGCTTATGTAACCGGTCAATGCTGTAATGATTGCATTATGGCTCTTTGGCAAGAGGGCGTGGGTACTGTTTATATGATAGATGATCATGGAACTCACTTATTTGATTCTGATGCACAGCAAAGATTTGATACTTTTGTTACCATGAGTGGTATAAAAATATTCAAAGTCAATCCGGATCTTTCGTGGTTGAAAGATTTGTCTGGTGTAATATGACAATATGTTTTTATATATCTATTGGTTTATATGTATATGCGCTTATTTATAATGATCGCACAATGCAAGAAAATAGTTTTCGTGCGATAATAGTGCTAGGTTTACTTTCAATAATTTTAAACAGGAGATGAGATGTCTGCTCTACAAGAACTACAGAATTATACATTTGTTAGTAAATATGCCAGATGGATCGAAGACAAGAATCGTAGAGAGACATGGAAAGAAGCGGTTGAGCGCGTCAAAAACATGATGCATTCTAAGTATGATTCCTACGGGATTTCGGAAGAAATCAACTGGGCATACGATATGATGTATAAGAAGAAGGTTCTAGGTAGTCAAAGAGCGCTACAGTTTGGCGGAGATCCCATTCTAAAGAGACACGCCAAGATCTATAATTGCACAAGTTCATACTGTGACAGGTTGAGGTTTTTTCAGGAATGTTTTTGGCTACTGCTCTGCGGGAGCGGGACGGGCTTTAGCGTACAAAAACACCATGTCGCCAAGCTGCCAACACTAGAACATGAAGTAGAGCAGGATATCGGTACAAAATACGTTATAGAAGATAGTATAGAAGGCTGGGCGGACGCTTTGGGAGTTCTGCTAAGTTCTTACTTTAGTAAGCCAGTAGACGAGTTTAAAGAATACAAAAATTGCCACATTGTTTTTGATTACTCAAATATTAGAACTAAGGGGTCTTCGTTAAGTTCTGGCGTTGGTAAAGCCCCAGGCTTTGAACCGCTGCAAAAGGGTCTAGAAAAAATTCGAGCCTTATTAGACAGATGCGTGGCCAATGGTCAAAAAAGACTTCGACCAATTGATGCATATGATATCGTAATGCATAGTAGCGATGCTGTTCTATCTGGCGGTGTACGCAGAAGCGCATCCTTGGCTCTCTTTAGTCCTGATGATGAAGAAATGGCCAAGGCCAAGACCGGAAACTGGTATGTAGAAAATCCGCAAAGGGCAAGAAGTAACAACTCGGCCCTACTTCTTAAGAATGAGACTACGTTCGAAGAATTTAATACTCTCATGCAATCTGTGAAAGAGTTTGGCGAGCCAGGATTTATTTGGAGCGAATCAACAGAAATGATTTTTAATCCATGCGTAGAAATAGGCATGTGGCCAATTGATGAACAAACCGGAAAAAGTGGTTGGCAGGGCTGTAACCTATCGACTATTAATTGCTCTAGCGTTGTTGACGAAGAAGACTTTTATGAGAGATGCAAGGCAGCAGCCATTATCGGCACTTTACAAGCTGGTTTTACTAAGCTAGACTATCTTGGCAAGATTAGTGAAAATATTTTTAATAGAGAAGCACTGCTTGGTGTTTCGCTAACCGGCACTATGGAAAAGCACGATTTGGTATTATCCGAAAACGTATTAACCAAGGGTGCAAAAATTGCCGTAGACACCAATAAGCAAATATCCAAAAAGATTAGTATTAATCAAGCCGCTAGAGTGACCTGTTTAAAGCCAGAGGGTACTAGTAGTAGTATGTTGGGTACAAGCTCGGGTATCCACCCACACCACGCTAAACGCTATATCAGGCACGTACAGGCGAACGTTTTAGAAGCACCATACCAACACTTCAAGAAACTAAACCCGCAAGCCTGCGAAAAATCCTCGTGGTCGGCCAATAATACAGACGAAGTAATCAAGTTTCCTATTGAGGTTCCGGACGGGGCAAAATTAAAGAATCAATTACCAGCAGTAGAGATGCTACAGGTGGTAAAGGAAACACAAAAAAATTGGGTTAATTCTGGTAAAAATAGAGCACTGTGTACTCAAGAGTATTTGAGTCATAATGTTAGCAATACTGTTACGGTTAAACCGGATGAGTGGGACGATGTAACAAGATACATCTATGATAATAGAAAGTATTTTGCTGGCATATCGCTTATTCCACAAAGCGGTGATAAGGATTATCCACAAGCCCCATTCACTACCGTTTATACTAGTAGAGAAATTGTAAAAGAATATGGTGATGCGGCTCTGTGGTGTTCTGGTCTAATAGAGTTAGGACTAAATGCTTTTAACAATAACCTTTGGGCCGCTTGTGACTATATTATTATGTCTCAGAACAAGATTGATGACGAAGAAAATAAGTTATTATTCTTAACCAAGATGAGAAGGTTCGCAAGTAAGTACTTTGAGGACGACCTTAAGAGACTAACCTATTGCATGAAGGACGTTTATAATTGGAAAATATATTGTGATTTATTTGATAGTTTTAAGAAGGTTGATTATACGCAGCTTTCTGAAACAGAAGATAATACGGCCGGAATAGAAGAGGTTAGCTGCGCTGGAGGGGCATGTTTACTATAAATATATCCATATATAAATGATTAAAGGGTGTATAAGTATAGCGTATTTTTAATATATCATATCTCATAATAAAGGACACACCTTGAGAAAAAACAATAAAGGGTCCAAGAAGAAGTCTAAGGTCATAGACTTAACAAATGAAATAAACAGTAATGGATATGCTTATAGAAACAGACTGAAACCAAGAACAGAAAATCAAAGAGACTACATTAGGAACATAGCGGAAAATACCATAACCTTTTGTCAGGGCCTTGCTGGTTCTGGTAAAACACATATCGCTATAGGTATGGCTATAGAGTACCTATTAGATGAAAAAGTCAAAAAGATTATTATTACCAGACCAGTAATAGAAGCAGGAGAAAAGATTGGATATCTTCCCGGAACAGCAGAAGAAAAACTGCACCCCTATCTATTACCCATTATAGACGAGATAAACCACTTCATATCATCTGCACAATATGCTTCACTAAGACTTAATAATAAGATAGAGGTGGTGCCTCTTGGTCTTATGAGAGGACGTAACTTCCATAACTCTTTTATCGTAGCGGATGAGTGTCAGAACGCATCATACGATCAACTGAAAATGCTCTTGACTAGAACCGGACAAGAGAGTAAAATGGTATTGACTGGCGACGTTGGACAATCAGATTTAAGCAGACATCTTCAAGGTGGGTTTATTGATCTGATTAGAACTCTTGATGGTTTAGAAGGAATCGGCGTTTCTCAACTGGAAGCCAGTGATATCGTGAGAAACCCAATTATAGCAAAGATTTTGGGACGCTTAGAATCTTATGAAAATAGAAAACAGTAAATGTTTAATTCTTAATGCAGATTATTCGGCTTTGGGTATTATTGGGTGGAAAAAAGCTTTAATATGGTCGATGCAAAACGAAGCGGATGAAAAGCCGAGGGTGGAGATTATAGATTTCTATAAAAATGATTTTATTCAGGGTGTTAATAATAAAAAATACCCTATCCCAGCGGTTGTAAAAACTTCTAAATATTTTAGGATTCATGATCAAAGGGTTAATTTTTCTCGTAAGAATTTATTTATACGAGATAATTATAGCTGTCAATATTGTGGGATTAGACAAGAGCTTAATAAGCTAACCTATGATCATGTTATACCCAAATCCTCATGGAAAGATAGGTCGGGGTCTCCGACTAATTGGACCAACATAGTAACCGCGTGTGTTGAGTGCAATAGGAAAAAGGGAAATAGAACGCCAAAACAAGCTAATATGCCACTACATAATCTCCCAATAGCACCAAAGAAGAGTTCCAAATACTTGCCTATCACACACTTCCTGTTTAAGATAAGGAAAGAATTGCCAGAAGAGTGGTCTGCCTATCTACCGGAATCATACTTATAATGCCTGCATATACATTTTTTTGCGAAGCCTGTAATAAGAAGTACGAAGTAGTTTGTTCGATTAAAGATTATCACGACAAGCTTCCTTGTGAATTTTGTGAATCTAATGTTTCTGTTCATAGAATGTATACAGAGGATGCTGCTACTCTTAGTTCTTCCGTTAAAAAATCCGACTCTGAATTAAAGACCGTTGGTGATTTAGCTAAAAGAAACACCGACAGAATGAGCAATGACGAAAAGCAGTATCTTAAGACAAAACACAACGAATACAAAGAGAATAAGCCGGATGCACCTCTTCCAAAGGGTATGTCTAGAATGACTAGGCAAAAAACAAAAACAAAGTGGGTATAAACTATGAAAAATGAAAAAGACTTTATTTTCACACCTAACGCTAATAAGTCCTACAATACAGAAAGAAAAGAGACACTGTATTGCTTTTTGGGAGAACATGAATTTCTAGACGAAAACAATAATCCCAGGGTTTTGAAAGATAGCTCAAAGGTATTAGCAAAGAGCGTGAGCACAGCGGCTTCGAGTAGGTATTTTATTAAAACCGGAACCCACGGCAGAATATACAACCCTATTGGTATGTATACGGAAGGTACGTCTGGAAAGTTTTTAGCAAAAATAGGAAAGAATGAGTGGAATTTTACAGAGGTTAATAAGGGTATCTTTGACCAGTACGTTAACTTTTTAAGAACAAAAAACATAGCATGGCTTAACAATGCGGAAAGGGAGCTGATCTAAATGGGAGCTGTTACGAAAACACACGAGTATGCTGCTAGATATCTTCATGTTACTATTCAAATGGACATAAAGAATATAGCAAAGGAGATAGGGCTGACCCAAAAGCAGGTCGAAAAAATACTTAATATCAATACTAAGAAGGCAAACATTCCCACAACCACATCCAGCACTGATAATAGGGATCCTGAGCTTATGATAACTAAAACTCAGGGCAATAGGGGTGGAGTTAGTATTATGACAGCTGCGGCATCTACCAAGGCAGAAGAAGTTAATAAATCAGCAGAACCTATTATTTCTAGAACAGCCAGAAACGCTATATTTCGACCCAAGAACTAAGACAAAATGTCTGCTAATAAATATCCGTCCAAGTATTCCAATGGGAAGACTGTATCGGCTGCTCAGTATATTACCGAGATAATATGTGAAAGAAAAGCTAAAATAAATAAGCAGGATCTTCACTATAGATTTTGGGTAACAAAAACATGGGCGGCTTATTACCGTAATCAAATAGCTTCAGCACATAAGTTATTAAAAACCTATTCTGATACTTCAATAGTAAAAGCCTTGAATAGCAAGAAGGCAGAAAAAATTTACTCTCTGCGAGCGCCTCATCTTATACCTATCATAGAACAAGAAGAAAATGCGTTAGCACAAAGGAACCAGGAACTTTCTTTGGAACTAGACAGAACAGAAAAAACTGTATTTAGAAAAGAAAGAACTACTAATAATATCATATCGAAACTAAAGGGGCTAGATGATGAGTCTTAAAGAAGATGTAAAGAAGAATTTTGGTGATAATGTAATGTTAACAGCCAATGCTGTTATTGATAAAACTCTAGTAACGATACCGGTAAGTCCAGCACTAGATGTAGTTTTGAACGGCGGAATACCAGAAGGTTCTTTCGTTATTTTTACCGGTCAACCCAAGTGTGGTAAAACCACAACATCACTAGACTTTTGCGCAACCGCACAGAAAAAGGAATATGCTCACGGGTCATTTAAGGATGGGAGAGAAGTGTACTACCTGAACATAGAAGGTAGATTGAAAAAGCGAGATCTAGAAGGTATACCCGGACTTAATCTAGAAAAATTTAATATCATAGGATCCCAAGAAGGTAAAATCTTACATGCAGAGGAATACCTACAAATAGCCGAAAGAATTATTAATGAAGTGCCGGGATCTGTTGTTATCATAGACTCATATTCTGCTCTATGTACCGAGACAGAAATTACAAGCGATATGAATAAGATGCAAAGAGCGGATGGTGCAAAGTTACTCGCTAAGTTTTGTAGAAAAGTCGCTAATGTGATTCCTGTAAATAGGAATATAGTGATTGGTATTACTCATCAAATGGGTAATCCAGGTATGGGTCATAGTGAATGGAAAGAAAAGAGCGGTCAGGCTATCGCATATCAAACAGATATTAAGATCAAGGCCAACTACTTTAGTCCATGGAACCTTACCACAGATAGTCCACAAATTGGGCAAGAGGTTCACTGGCAAGTTGTCTGTTCTGCTCTAGGAGCGCCGGGTGGAAAGATTACTAGTTATTTAAGGTACGGGCAGGGTATAGATAAACAAATGGAACTGCTCACGCTCGCTGTAGACCTTGGGTTAATATCTAAGGGTGGTGCGTGGTATACTATTTCTTCGGTGGAAGAAAAGCCAAAGTTTCAGGGTCTTGAGAAAACAAGACAGTATCTATTAGACCATCCTGAAGTCTATAATGATTTATGGACAAAGGTTAAGGAGACCATGGGAATACAATGCAAGTAAAAGATTTAGATGGCAATACCCATAATTGGCAATTAATAGGTAATATAGCACATGGATCTATACAGAATAAGTCTAGTTTGCATTTGCAGGCTAGGGACTTAATACGCGAGTGTTTTCCAACCCTACAGATACTAGAAGAAGTTCCAATTAATCCTAGGCGTTCGGAAACTCTTTATTTAGACTTTTACTTACCACTTATAAAAAAATGCATAGAAGTTCATGGGGAACAACATTATAAATTTAGTCGGTTTTTTCACAATACCCCTCTTGGATTTATTAGACACAAAAAAAGAGACCAAGAAAAAAAAGATTGGTGTGAATTAAATGGCATAGAATACATAGAGCTTCCCTTTGACGAAACAAACCAATGGATATCAAGGATAAAAAATGAACACTAAAGAACAAGTTAACGAATGGGATCGGGTGCTTGATGAGTATGAAAAAAGCATCGGCATGGGGTCTTATAAACCAGACTCTTTCTCAGAGGAAGAACTTAATGGCTATTTTCAGATGAGTCGAGACGAATTGGAAAAAACCACACCAGAAGTTTGTGGTGAGATAGCATATAGGCTGGGTCAGTTTGCGTTCCATATTCAGCGTAGTATTAATAGAGAAATATCAAGATTGAATTGGGCAGATGAGACGATAAAAGAGATTATAGCCGATGAGATAAATAATTATAAGGGATATGGTTATATTGAGAAGTCTTTACAAGCTATAAAGCATAATGACAAAGCCCTATCATTAAATAAGATAAAGAAATATGCGAAACAAAGAAGTGATAGGCTTCAGTATTTAGCAAATAGTGTGAAGCATCTATCTGATATTATGTTATCTATTCAAAAAACAAAGGTGAAACATGGGTCTTAATAACGACGACATTAAACAACTAATAGCCATATTGCAAAGAGGGTTGACTCAGGACGAGGCAGATCCTGTTGAGACAACAACCCCAAAAAAGACCAAAAGCAGAAAAAAGTCGGCCGATACCACACCAAAGAAGCCGACTAGAGTTAATATGTTTGATCAAATGGCAGAAAGCAGAATGCACAAAGAAGACGTAGCCATAGACAAAAAACTAAATAAATCTCCCCCAACACCTAGAAGAGATGAGTTCAAGCCTTTGAAACTCGCTTGTAGAGTTTGCGGCAAGACAGAGGCGGTCGATCCATCTATCATAGAGTCCGCAGACAGATACAAATGCAACAAATGCGCCATATCAGCAGGGTAATAGAGGATAAATATGATTTTGTGTGATCCAGCAGCAGAGAGGGCCGTCTTGGCCGGTATCTGCAAATACGGAGAAGATGCTTACTTAGATGTTGCCGATATACTACAGCCAACATCTTTTACTATAGATAGTAATGGTATTATATTTAAGTGTATCAAGACTATCTGTGAAAAAGAACATAAGCCTACTATTGATATAGCCTCAATATATTCTATAGCTCAGGAAATTGGTGTCTCTAATATTCTATCCAAAAAAGAAGAGGCCCAGCACCTAAAGGCTATCATGGATTTTCCTGTTAGTCTGGAAAATGTCAGAAAGTTTGCTGCTAAAATCAGGAAACTTGAAATAGCTAGACTACTAAGAACTCAGCTAGAAGGGGCAAAAGATAAGATCCTAGAGGTTAACGGATCAGAACCCATAACCTCTATACTAGCCATAGCAGAAGATGCTATTTTCAACTTCTCGTCTCTGCTTAATGATGGAAACGATAATAATCCAGAAACAATGGGGCAGGGGTTGGACGAGTACATCAAATATCTGGAGGAAAACAAGGTTGATCAGGTTGGTATTTCTACAGGGTTTCCTGTTTATGATCAAGCTATTGGTGGTGGTCTAAGAAAGGGTACTGTTAATGTAATTGCAGCAAGACCGAAAACTGGTAAAACACTATTATCTGATAATATGGGCTATAATGTTGCTAAGTTAAATATTCCTGTATTAAACATGGATACAGAAATGACAAAGCAAGACCATATTAATAGAGTTCTTGCTATGATGACTGAAACGGAGATAAACTCTATTGAAACCGGCAAGTTTAGCCAAACGCCAGCGGCCAGAAATAAAATCATGGACGCTGTGGAACAACTAAAGTCCATAAAGCTCTATCACAAATCCATTGCCGGAAAACCATTTGAAGAACAATTGGCTATCATGCGTAGATGGATTATGAAGGACGTTGGCCTAAATGATGATGGAACCGCAAAAGACTGCGTTATATTTTATGACTATCTAAAGCTTATGGATAGTACCGGTATCTCTCAAGATATGAAAGAGTATCAGGTATTAGGCTTTATGATGACCAGCCTGCATAACTTTGCAGTCAGGTACAAGGTTCCAATTGTTGCATTTATCCAGCTTAATAGAGACGGCATAACCAAAGAAAGTACGGATACTGCCTCTGGTTCAGATAGAATTATTTGGCTGTGCAGTAATTTTAGTATTTTCAAGCGCAAGTCTGATGAAGAAATTGCTGAGGATGGTCCGGATAGTGGTAATCGTAAATTGGTGCCTTTAATTAGTCGTCATGGCGGAGGATTGGATGATAACGACTATATTAATTGTCATATGAAGGGGTGGTGTGCAAAAATTTCGGAAGGACGCACAAGACTCGAAATATTGAATAATGTTAACAAACCTAAAGACGGATTTATAGTAGATAATGAAAACGATGAATCGATCCCATTCGAATGATCAGGCTAAGCTCAAAGTTGTTGGAGATTCTGTTTGTGATAATATTGAAAGTCTATTAGAGCTTTTCAATATCGAATACAAAACAAATCCTAAGATGATCTCCATGGCATGCCCAATACATGGTGGAGATAACATATCTGCCGTTAACATATATCCAGACGGCGAACGATATAGGGGCAACTGGACTTGTAGAACCCACGGATGCGAAAAGGTATTCAGGGGTTCTATAATAGGATTTATACGAGGAGTTTTATCTCACCAGCAACACGGGTGGACTAAAAACGGAGACGATACATGCTCTTTTCAAGAAGCGATTGATTTTGCATTGTCTTTTACGAAACAAGACCTTAAGAATATCAAGATATCCAGAGCAGATACAGAAAAAAAGAACTTTTCTAGTGTTGTACACTACATAAATCCATCAATCGAAAAAAACACACAAAGCGGTATTTTAAGAGAAACGGTTAGAAAATCTCTATCCGTTCCCGCACAATACTATATTGATAGAGGATACAGCAAAGAAATACTTGATAAGTATGATGTTGGCCTATGCTCCAATCCCAATAAAGAAATGTATAATAGGGTTGTGGTGCCCATATACAATAATGATCACACCCATATGATTGGCTGCACAGGAAGAAGCATCTTTGAAAAATGCTATAACTGCAAAGGTTTTCATAGTTCTGACGCTGGTTGTCCTAACGAGGAAAGCGTTTGGAAATATCCAAAATGGAAGCACAATGTTGACTTTAAGAGTCAAAACCACCTGTACAACCTATGGTTTGCGAAAGACTATATTCTAAAGACAGGCACAGCCATTGTTGTGGAAAGTCCAGGGAATGTATGGAGACTAGAAGAAAACGGCATACATAATAGTGTGGCCATTTTCGGGTCTTCAATGAGCGACAGACAAAAGTTTTATCTTGATTCTTCCGGAGCCATGAATTTAGTTATTCTAACAGATAATGACGAGGCCGGTAGATTAGCAGCAGAAAAAATTAAACAAAAATGTCAACAAGCCTATAGGATTTATATACCCACCATTAGCAAGCCCGATGTTGGGGAAATGACCAAAGAAGAAATAGAAACAGAAATTAAACCCATACTCAAAGGACTATATGACTAAGATTATAGCGTTTTCTGGTAGAAAACAATCTGGTAAGAGTACCGCTGGCGAATTTATTAGCTCTTTTATTCAAGCCAGCGGTATTGAGACATCCCATAAAATCTATAGCTTTGCTGACCCTCTTAAGCAAGATATTTGTATGAATATTTTGGGTATGAGCCACTCTCAATGCTATGGTTCAGATGACGATAAGAATACCATGACAGACTTGGAATGGAACGGGGAGAAGCTAACCGCCAGAAGGGCTATGGAGGTTATTGGCACAAATATATTTAGGCAGATAAAGAGACAGGTTTGGGTTGAGGCCACTATCAATAAAATTCTAAGGGAGAATCTGGACTTAGCCATTATTGTTGACTGTAGGTTTCCTAATGAGGTTGACGCTATACTAGATATTAAGGGACATGTGATTAGATTAGACCTAGACCCTTTTCATTCGGATTCGGATAGTGAAAAAGCATTAGATCCAGAATACTATGACTGGAATAGATTCAGTTGCGTTATAAACAATAGCGCCATGACTGCCGAAGGTAAAAACCACGAGATTTTAAAGTTTATAAGGGCAAAGAATCTCCTATGATTATAACGTATCTAAGGTCTTCTAGTTATGGTACTCATTCTATGTGTGAGCACCAGTATTTTCTTGAATATGTACTGGGATATAGATCTCCATCCAATAAAAAGGCTGATAAGGGCACAATTTTCCACAAGGTGATGGAAATCTTGGCCTATATTAAGCTTACTCAGCAAAACAATGAGAAGTCATTTGTGGATGACATTGTGGGAGAGGTTAAAGTAGATAAATATAATCTTAATACTCTTATAGAAAAGGTTTATAATTATTATACTAGTCGATTTACTCATCACGAATGGGATATCAAAGACTACAAAGACTGCCACGCATGGGTTCACAAGGCTCTAGCATACAACGAGGGCATGTTTGATCCAAGAAACAGTGATATTCTACAACCAGAGCAACATTTTGATATTGAGATAATCAAGCCTTGGTCAAAATATAAGTTTGATACTCCAGAAGGTGTGCTAGAAGGACACCTTGCTATCAAGGGTACTATAGACTTAATTACCAAGGTGAACGATAACACTATAGAAATTGTGGACTATAAAACTGGTCGTAGACTAGACTGGGCGACTGGGCAGGAGAAGACTCTGGAAAAACTACAAAACGATCCACAGTTAAGAATATACCACTATGCCATTAGTCATTTATATCCAAAGATGGATCATTGTATGGTGTCTATATATTTCGTAAATGACGGCGGCGCCTTTTCTGTGTGTTTCGATAAGTCAGACCTTGCCCAAACCGAAAATATGCTAAGGCAAAAGTTCGAAGTTATAAAGAATAGTCAAAGACCAAAACTAAATAAAACATGGAAATGCAATAAGCTATGTCATTTTGGCAAAAACACATTTGAGAACTCTAATATACTGCCTATTCTCGAATATAGAGACGGGCAGGTTTGTGGTAAAGATAAAACAATGACCAAGTGTGAACAGGTTAAACACGATATCGAACTCAAGGGCATGAAGAACGTTGTTGACGAATACACTGTCCCTGGGTATACTGTTGGAAAATACAAGGCGCCTGGAAGTGCAGAATGAAAAAATATGTTCCTCTCCATTGCCATTCAATGTATTCACTATTGGATGGCTTGAGTAAGCCTAAAAATATAGCTAAAAGATGTATAGATATTGGTGCTACGTCTTGTGCATTAACAGACCATGGCAATATAGCCGGAGCTGTTAAGTTTTATACAGAGATGAAGCAGAATGGTATAAAGCCCTTGTTGGGTTGCGAGATCTATCTATGCGATAAGGATCCCTCCATTCAAGATCCTTCTAATAGAAACTTGACCCATTTCTTGTTGTTGGCCAAAAACCTCAAGGGGTGGAAAAATTTAATACGTTTGGTATCTGAATCCAACAGACCCGACTTTTATTATCACAAGCCACGGCTCAATCTGGAGGCTTTGGGAGCCTTTTGTGACGGTAATCTGATTGGTATGTGTGGTCACCTAGGATCTCTATTAGCCGATAAAATCTTACCAGAGAATAAACCGTCTAAGGATTGGCTATCGGTGGGTACGGAAACTATTGGCAAATTAAAGGGTATTTTTGGTCAAGAAAACCTGTTTCTAGAATCCCAACTAATGGATGTGCATAATACTCCAATTCAAAAAGATCTGTCGGATATGATTCGTGAACTTGGAAAAAAGACTAACACAAAAGTAGTCTGCACACCCGACGCTCATTATTGTGAAAAATCTGATGCTGTTGATCAAAGAATCTTGCTTTGTAATAATCTAAAAACAACTCTACCAGATATTAGTCGTAAGGTTAGTAATAATGAAGAAGTACCAATGTCATGCTTCTTTACCTCCGATAATTTTCATATTTTATCTCAAGAAGAAATAGCAGAGCTTCATACTGAAGAAGAAATAGAGAACACTAATTTAGTAGCGGATATGTGCGAGGAATATAGTATTCTTAATAATCCTTTGCTGCCACCATTCCCTTGTCCTAACGGACTAAACCCAGATGAATACTTAAGACATCTTTGTCGTGGTGGATGGAAAGGTAAGATAGCCAATAAGATATCAGAAGATAGTCAGCCTGAGTATGTTGATAGAATCAAATACGAACTTGAGGTATTACAGGGGGCTGGGCTTTCCAGTTACTTCTTAATTGTGCAAGATATCGTGAATTATGTTCGTCAAAATGGCTGGCTTCCCGGTCCCGGACGAGGTTCTGCTGCTGGGTGTTTGGTTTCATACCTTGTGGGCATTACCAGTATAGACCCCATAAAATATAACCTAATGTTTGATCGATTTTATAATGCTGGTAGAAATTCTAAGGATCATATTTCAATGCCAGATATCGATGTGGACGTACCTATCAATAAGAGAGAAGATATTATTGAGTATATTAAAAACCAGTATGGTCAAGACAAGGTATCTCAAATGATTACCTTCAATACTATTAAGGGTAGAGGGGCGTTAAAAGACGTATTGAGAGTTTACGGAAATATCTCTTTCGAAGAAATGAATAAGATTACTAAGAACATACCAGACGAAGCAAAGATTGCTGACGAACTACAAGAGATGAAAGAAGAGACCGGAGAGTCTTCCATTATTAGATGGGCTCTGGAAAACAACCCAGATAAGCTCAGAGAATGGTGTTTCATAGATGAGAAAAACGAACTACAAGGACCTCTTGCTAAAAGGTTCGAACAAGCTATAAGATTAGAGGGCACAAAGTCCAATCAGTCTAAACATGCCGCTGGTATCGCTATCAGTTCTCACCCACTAAAAGAATCTTGTCCAATGGTTTATGACAGCAAAAACGATCAGCTAATAGCTGGTATGGAAATGCAAGATCTAGAATCTATTGGAATTATCAAGTTTGATATTTTGGGTGTGGCAATGTTGGATAAGGTGATGACTATAACAGATCTTCTCAAATCAGGAGTTACAGTATGATTACAAAGCAATTTAAAGACCTAGGCGTTGGCGATACTTTTATCTTCAATAATGTAGAATATGTTAGGATCGCTGATGAAAAAATTAGTTGTTGCAGAAGTAACAACGCTGCGTTAACCGATGAAACAAAGACAAAAACATTTATTCAGCCACTATCGGAAGTACAGGTAAATGATCAACTATAATAAAATTTGCGTATTTGATTTAGAAACAGACGGATCGGATCCTAGGATTTGTAGCCCTGTTCAGATAGCCGCTGTTATGATTGATCCTATTAAGCTGGAGCTTATCAAGGACTCTGAGTTTAATATAAACATCAAACCAGAGGTTATGGAGAAAGACGATAAGTATGAGTATACTACAGATATTCTAGATTTTCACGCTAGGGTCAAGGGGTCTTCTAAGGAAAAGGTATATGCCGAATGGCAAACATATCCTAAGCAGGAGCACTCTTGGAAGATGTTTACCAGTTATCTAGAACAGTATCACACAAGAAGTTCCAAGAAGAGTCAGTTTTCAGCTCCGATAGCCGCTGGGTATAATATAAATAGATTTGATCTTCCTATTATCGGTAGACTGAGCGAGAAGTTCGGTAATGTTAATAAAGAAGGACGTACCGATATTTTTTATCCTAGAGACGTAGTAGATATTATGAACATGATTTTTTACTGGTTTGAGAACAGTAATGATCTAAAAAACTATACCTTAGACGCGCTAAGAGATTATTTTGGAATATCTAAAGAGGGTGCTCACGACGCACTTAAGGACGTAAAGGATAGTGCCGATATACTGATTAGGTTTTTGCGACTTCATAGAAACTTAAGCAAGAAAATCAAATTCCAGGGTGCGTTCACAAATGCCTAAGACCTTTCAGTATCCTTGTGGCTGTTCTTTCCCCACCACAGAAGACGGCAATATAAGACATATTGATTTTGATCCAACTATAGAAAATATAGATCTAGATTGTCAGAGAACATGGGATCTGATTTCTGATGGGAATACAAAGGGTTGCTTTCAGTTAGAGTCTAGACTTGGTAGGTCTATGGCTAAAAAGCTAAAACCCACCAATATAGAGCAGCTTTCCGCTTTGATTGCGATTCTCAGACCCGGTTGCTTGGAGGCTATGAGAGACGGCAAAAGTGTGAGTAATCATTATATTGATAAAAAAAATGGGCAAGAGTCTGTAGACTATTTTCATCCCGCTCTTGAGCCAATTCTTAAAACCACTTATGGAGAGATGATTTATCAAGAACAGGCTATGGAAATTGCCAAGGTTATTGCTGGATTCAATCTCCAAGAAGCGGATATGTTAAGAAAGGCTATTGGTAAGAAAAAGCCAGAAGAAATGGCAAAGGTTAAAGAAAAGTTTTTAACGGGCAGTAAGGGTCTCGGGATAGTTAATGTGGACGAAGCAGAGCAGATATTCGGATGGATTGAAAAGAGTCAAAGATATTCATTTAATAAGTCTCATTCTGTAAGTTATGCTATCAACGCATACTTATCAGCGTATGCCAAGGCGCATTTCCCCAAAATATTCTTTGCTTCATACCTACGTTTTGCTAAAGATAAAATAGACCCACAAGCAGAGATCAAAGAATTAACACAGAATGCTAATGAAATGGATATTACGGTATCTGTTCCAGACTTCAGAAATCTAAACCAATATTTTATTCTTAATGATAATAAGATCTTTTTTGGACTAACAGACATAAAGGGGGTAGGCCAGTCTGTTTTTAATAAGCTCTTGGAGCTTAAAGAAAAGAATCTTGATCTAAACAGCACAAGCTGGTTGTACATAGCTATTAATGTGCTTATGAATATTAATTCAACAGCAGCCAAAGCATTAATACAAAGTGGCGCTTTGTCCTATGTGAAAAAGACCAGAAATAGTATGCTGTTTGAATATGAGCTACTATCAGAACTAACTAAGAAAGAAATAGAGTTTATCAAAGGTGGTATAGATAAGTATTCTTGTATTGAGCAGGCTTTAAAGGATCTCGTAGCTTTTGGTAAGGCTAATAAGAACCGTAAAGCCATAATCTCTACGGTATTATCTACCGCTATGAACCCACCAAGATCCCTAGTAGATAGTCCCGAATGGCTATCTGATGCGGAATATGCGGCCCTTGGATGCTCTATAACTTGTTCCAAGGTTGATATGTATGATATTAGTATGACTAATGCTACATGTAAAGACTTTAAGAATGGTATAGTTAGAGAAAATATTATTGTTGGTGGTGAAATAGACTATATAAACGTTACAAAAACAAAAACAGGGAAAACCCCAGGATTAGAGATGGCGTTTGTAACGCTGGTTGACAGTACTGGATCTATGGATTCTGTAGTATTCTTTCCTGATCAATACAGAGAATACAGAAATGTATTATTTCAGGGAAATGTAGTAATAGTCAAGGGGTCTAGGTCGAGGTCGGGAGATGCCTTTGTGGTAGAAAAGTGTTATATTCCCAGGTCTTGACCAAGTACGGGCCACAACTACTATATGGTGTTGGTATTGGTTTTTAATCATTTTTTAGGAGACTTTGAATGAATATTACGATTCTAAAGGGTAATTTGGCAAGAGATCCTGAGCTACGCGTGGTAGGCTCTGGCGATAGACAGACTTCTGTGGTCAACTTCACGGTTGCTGTTTCTCGTGAGTTTACTAAGGCTAATGGATCACAGGACAAGATTACTTCTTTTATTCCGTGCGAAGCATGGGATAGCGGTGCGGAGGCTATTGCGTCTACATTTAAGAAGGGCGATCTTGTTATGATCGAAGGATCTCTCAGGAACGATAGCTGGGAGAAGGATGGCGTTAAGCATAGCACTCTTAAGATCCGAGTGAATAACTTCAGTAAGATCTTTAAGACTAAGAAGAACGACCAGACATCGGATCAAGAATCAGAGACGGTCGCGTTTTAATTATATATCTATACAATGGGATACGTCTAGGGTGAGAAATCGCCCTAGGCGTAATTCTATCATTAGGGATAAACTATGGAACACCAACTAAGCATCGTACACACACCATGTAAAAGCTGCGTATTCGCTGAATACGATGAAAATACTCAAACGGGTTGTCGCCTAAACTATATCGAAAAATATAAAGAAAATGGCGAACAGATACTAGAAGCATATGATGATAATAAAGAATTCTATATCATTAATGGTAAGAAATGCGTAGGGTATAGAGAAAATCAATGGTTCGCACAATATGGACTAGAGAACGCAAGCCTAGAAGAAAAAGAGAAGAAGTTCAGGGAATCTAATCATATAGATTATGTACTAGTTGTTAATTTTATAGAAATTGGCGACTCCGATCAAGATATCGCAAATATCAAGAGGGCTTTCTCTTCTCTAGGTATACATCCAGCTAAAATAGTATTTGTTAGAGGTCCGGAAGGGTCAAAAACAACCATATATGCCTCTATACAAAAACTAATGGCAGACTCAAAAATAGACTGCAAATGGCGTATTCAAACAATGGTGGATGATTCTATCTCTAATGAGAATATCCTTCATGGAGTAATAACTGAGAATAAGTCTTATAGATTTGTTTGCCATATGAAAAAGTCGAGTTGTAATAATCTAAACAACGTAGTGGAAGCTGCTAATGATATAGTTTATAGCCAACTCAATAAGTTTATAGTATTAACAGATCCGGACAACTCTTGTGTGTTATTTGGTTCCGGAGTATATAGGTTCTCTTTGGCTGAACATGGTAAGGATATCCTTGCAGACACGGGTGGTTTTAAAATAGTATGATTACTATTATCATAGCTGATGGCTTTAAAAAAGGTATGAAGTCTCGTGGTTGTGTTGGATTATTGCCGTATAATAAGAAGAACAATCTATTTGAGCAGCAAAGAGACTCTATTCGTGGTGTGTTTCCCAGGTCCGATATAGTTTATATTTATGGGTTTGATGCAAAAAGATTTAGCGGATTTATAGAAGACACTGGCGAAACAAGTAGTACACAATATATTCTGAATAGTGAATACTCTGAGTATAACCATGGTCATAGTTTATATTTGGCTAAAGACAGAATCGCACAATCAGACGAATGTTTAATATTATTAGGATATGAACCGATATCTACCAAAATAATAAAGGCTGCCAAGAAAACAAAAAAGTCTTCGGTGTTACTAGATACAAAAAACCAATCAAAGCTTGGTTGTGTGCTAGATAATAATACTAAAATGATTAGTCATATCTTTTTTGATTTAGACAATCATATATCAGATATATACCTGCTCAAAAAACCCGAAATAAACATCTTAATAGAATGTCTAGAACATGAGAAAATTCATAATATGTTTTTGTTTGAAATTATGAATAATATTATTGCCCGTAAAGGAAAACTGGAGGCTCTTCAAACAGCAAAGTAATTATGTACTCTAAACTTAACGATGAAGAAAAAAAGAAGTTGATTTCTAGTCTATATACAGAACAAAATAAAAGTTTCCAGGATATAGCAGCTATGTATGATACATATGCTAATAAGGTAAGGAGAGATGCTAAGAAATTTAATATAGCAATTAGAGATAAGAGCGAAGCACAGAAAAACGCCCTTAAGACAGGAAAACATAAACACCCCACAAAAGGAACCCAAAGAGATGAAGCTACTAAAAATAAAATAGGTGCTTCTGTAATGGGATTTTGGGATAGTTTAACAGAAAGTGAGTTGGATCAAAGAAGGCAAATTGCTAAAGACAATTGGAATAATATGTCCGAGGAGCAGAGAGAACATATTAGACAACAAGCGAATGTTGCTGTAAGAGCTTCCAGTAAGGAGGGATCTAAGCTTGAGAAGTTTTTATTGGAAAAACTATTAGGCGATGGATATAGGGTAGATTTTCACAAAGAGCAAAGCTTAAGCAACACAAAACTACAAATAGACCTTTTCCTACCACAACTAAACGTGGCTATAGAGGTGGATGGCCCTTCTCATTTTTTACCAGTGTGGGGAGACCATGTTCTAGATAAAAATATCAAATACGATAACAAGAAGACCGGCTTGATACTCGGCAAGGGTCTGGTTCTGATTAGAATAAAGCAAACGCGAGAGTTCTCAAAAGCTCGTTCTTTAGTCATTTATGACCAACTAATAGATCATCTAAAAAGTATAAAGAATAAATACCCAGACAGTGATAACAGAAATATAGAAATAGGAGAATAATATGGCAAAAGCCAAGAAGGAAGATGTCGAGACAACAACCACAAACACCCCAACCAAGACTGTCACACCTAATGATATCGAGTGGACCGACCATGTTCTAAGTTTACTGTCAGATGATGAGAAAATAAGTGGTAATCCCACCACAGATGGACTCAGAAGAATTTTCGAAATTGCTCTTAATTGTGATATCGTAGAATCATCGAGTAATGTGGTTCAGAGTCCTAGTCCAGACAATGAAAAACGAGCCACCGTGGTTCATACCATATCTTATTTTTTAAAGGATGGGTCTGTGCCAGTAGAATCTAAACATAGGGTTGTTACGGGCGCTGCTGACGTTTATTGGGGCAACTGCGACAAGGTGTTTCGAAACCACGCTGTTGCTGTTGCAGATACACGAGCAGAAGGAAGAGCATTAAGACGAGCTCTTAAGCTGCGTAAGGTAGTAGCAGCAGAAGAATTAGCAAAAGATATTGAGGATCATCCAGATGCTAATACCGTATCTAAAATTAGCAATAATCAAATTAATTTTATAGATGTGTTGGCTAAAAGATTAAATATTAATGTGGTAAATTTACTAGACAGTTTAGATATTAAGGTTACTAGTATATATGATATGTCCCATGATGATGGTGTCAAAACTATCAAAGAATTATCCACACTTCAAACCAACCTAGATTCTGTTCCGGAAAAGATTAAAGGATACGACGCTGGTTGGAAATAAGGAGAAAAGTTATGTTGGCCAAATATAAAATTAGTGATAAATTAGAGTTTACCATAGAGGGCGAAGGTCAAAAAGAGATCTTCAAGGAACTAGCCTCTGTGCAAGAGATATTCGGAGAAGATAAGTGTGGATTATGCTCTAAAAACAACATAAAGTTCGTTGTTAGAAACGTAGAAGGTAACGACTTTTACGAACTAAGGTGTATGGATTGTGGTGGGATTCTCTCTTTTGGTCAACATAAAAAGGGAGGAACCTTATTTCCAAAGCGCAAGGACGATAGCGGCGAATACTTACCCAACAAGGGATGGCACAAATATTCTAAAGAAAAGTGATAAATTATGTCTCTATTTTTAGCAGAGAACGGTACACTATATTTATTAGATGGAAAATTGGTTATGCATTCTGGGGAAGGACCCCCTTCTTGTTGCTGTCCTACCACTACCACTACACCGCCACCGTGTGAAGGCCCGTGCGACACCAGTTGCTATGTCGCCTATTGCTGCTCGCCTGACGGCCAGTGCGGCTTCAATGGCGACGGTTGCGCCGATGCCCTTGGCTGCCAAGAACGATGGAACGCGCCTGCGTTTTTCGCGACAGGTGCGGAAGCTCAGGAGTTTGCCGACAACTTCAACGCCGACAATCCCTTATGGCA